TCTACCTTCACACGTACATTGGCTGTCAAGCCGTTCATCCTTTTATAACGTTCTACCAAACTTTCAGCTTCATCAAGTGTATGGGTAGCATGTGTGGCAACTAATGTACCACACTCTGCTTTGTTAATCATGACATCAAAGTTTAGGCTGTAGCCGTAACCTGTCATTGTGTTGCAGTAATCACGCATCTGCTTGCTCACTCAAAAGGTGATAGCGTACATAACGCTGACCTGTTACAGGGTGTTGTTTGCGGATACGAGTAAACTTAACGCCAACCTCTTCTAGGTCTAGGATGCGACGTGGCAACGACATAATATTGTATTCCACAATTGCTTCACGGTTGGTGATGCTACCCACAGTTTGAAGGTGCTTCATGATGGTGTCGATTTGTTTTTGCATGGTATATACTCCTGTTTTTACCATTTATGATTTCGTATTAGCCAGTAGGCATAACACTCTGTACAATGATCCTCGCCACAGATCAAGTCTATTAACCAGACTAGGTTTGGCTTGTTGTTTTTCTGCCACATCTTGTTACGTGCAGAGAAAGTCTGGTTTGATGATCCACCCAGTATGACGTTGACCAATACTGATGCGGCAATCGCTACACGTTTAAGATAAGATTTCATAGACCAACCTATCGTATGCTTCATCCACACCATGTTTGAATGCTTCTAATTCGTTTTGACTACCAAAGACATATTCTTTCACGTGCCAGTATTCAGGGTCTTTGCCCCAACGAATAGTAATTTTATACATTTTCTTCACGTTCTGCCGCCTCTTCTAGCCTGTTCATTACCACAGCCAAGGCCACACCCAGATCGCGTAAGCTTGCTTGCTCTGCCATCTCTCTCACACTCTGCCAAGGGTGCTTCTTATCGTTACTAGTATGGGGAGTCTCCACCTCTGGTGGTACAGCCATAGCATTTTCATCAAATTTAATAGCTGTTTTAGAAGTCACGCTGTTATAATTAAGCCATTCAATCAGGCTTGGCTTATGTGTCGGTACTTCCACAGGCCACCAATGGTAGGATCGCTGCTTGGCTAGTGCCTGAGTGCCAAACCACTCGCCATTGTCGTTTGTGTATAGTTTCATTGGTTTACTCCTTCTTCTTTAAACCATCCTTTGCTTTTCAGAAAACGTTTTAACATTCTCATTTTGATTGGATCATTTAATGCGGCATACACCCCATATATTTCCAACACCTCGCGCCTGTCGCGTTTCTTTGGGGCTGTGTCTACCCATGTCTCGCCTTTGGTTCCCATCAGGATCACGTGACGATTAACACGCACAGCATACATAAAGATACCTTTGTGTTCGTTATCTTTGAAATGCTGCTCCACACGTTTGCGGATGCTGCCGACAGTATCACCCCGCTTTAACTTGATCGCGCTTTTGACGCTGCGGAAGGACCACATAGAACGTATAGCACGTGCCAGATCATCCCACGTATGCAGGTATCTAGTTGCACCATCCACACCAAGGATTTTCGCTACCGCCAAGGCGCACACGTTCTTGTTCTTGTTTTTCGCGTTGTTTGATACGTCGATCAGCTTTTGCCGCACTAAATAGTTCATACTTTTTACCTCTCTCAAGTTTTTGTAGGTGGTGTACCCACCCCAATGTTGCGCTATATGCTTCCACCACCCTGTCGGGTTGCGGTTTGTGTTTTCTGACATTTATAATATCTTTTCTGATCTGCCTACACATCAGAACCGCCAATCAATATATTGTTGCAAATTTGCATCACGCATGTCTAGCACCCCGCGTATGATTTCGTGCCGCATGTCACGTGCTGTGCGTGTCTTTGCTTCAGGTTTTAACATGCTGTGGATCGCTTTAATCCAACGTTTATGAGGCTGCCCCACACCACCCGCGCGGCGTTCAATGTCAAAATACATTCTGGTTGGTACACTCATGCCATAAACTCCCTAACAATAAAATACATGCGCCATTCTGTGCTATCGCTTTTGTTGGCTGTGACAAAACAATGGTATGTTTTATCCTCAAACCGTAGCCTTTCAGAATAAGCATCCGTAGCCAATAGCCTTTGGGCAAACCGTTTCGCCTTTTTCATAGACGTGAAATACCATCGTGCAGGGTTTTCGTCGCCACTTTCTTTCATCACATATACATATTTTGACATATCAATAATCCTTTCTACCAAATGGTTCATCATTATAGCCTACGCGGTATAGTTCCCGCGCCTTGGCTGTTAGTTTCTGGGCGTAATCCCCATCATGCAAGCGGTTTTGTCGCCCATAATAGGCATCAACTGCGCCTTGGTTATATGCTGTCGCATCCTGTTCGGTGTAATAGCACCATTGACCATCCTCACCCACATAAGCTTGTCCAACTCTAATATCGCAAATCATGACAGACCACCTTTCCTATATTTTGCCATTTAGTTTATCTAGTGCTGCGTCAATCGAAGCTTGATCGTCACGCGTTCCTACAATGCACATATGTTGCTTTAATATACCGTGATACAAGTTTTGATGTAGATCATCACGTTCATCAAGCACAACGTTTTTGTCGTAGTCCCCAAAGTAGTTGAACCACTTTTGATGTTCTAATTCATATACAAACAAAGTGTAATATTTTTGCATTGTCTTATCCTTTCCCTATTGATTAAACTTTTACCGCGTCAACGCATTCAACGTGATAGCGTGAAACAATATCGCCATTGTCTAGTGATTTGTTAGCACGATTACCCGCCACATAATCGCACCATGAATTCCACCAAAATGCAGATCCTTGAATTTGTGTCATCTTTACATAGTCGGCAATTTTAGCGCGACGTGTTGCCGGTTTTACTTTGCCAAGCTTGACAGCGTTAGCAGATAGGCCAAGGCGTTTTAAATTATGACTATCGATACAAGCGACATTAAAGCCAAACATTTGCGCCACGAATGCAGCTTTAACCATACCAAGGTTTGGAACGTTCAAGAATAGTTCAATCGCTTCAACGCAGCCTTCAACGCTATCAAGGCCATAGGTCTGTTCAATATGTTTGATCTTGCCATATAGGAAACCGTCATGTGCCTTGGCATATTCAAGGCCATCACCTTTAAGACCCCACATAAAACGAGAGCTTGCGCCCAATTCGTTTACGTCATCAATCTGGCCTTTACATGTGGATAGACCCGCTTGAATTGTTGTCAGAACAAATAGCACGACTGGCACAACACTCTTTTTGTTGTCAGATATTGCGCGGATTGCATCAACGTCACGCTCATAAGAATTCAATGTGATCGCGTCATTGGTGATTGCGAATTTGGTGTTAGTCATTTTGTGTATCCTTATATTCAAGTTTTGGAATGTGGCGGTATCGTACCGCTCATCCCGATTAAGATATTATGTAGACGTATAAGTCATCAAAAAATTTGGTTTTGTAACAATTCGTGATCGACATTCAAATAGTTGAATATGTTATTTATATTTATAATGTATATACACAGTTATGTTTCAGTAACGAAATGTTACAATGTGAAACAAAGCGTGAGCAAGGTGAATGCATTGGAACGATTGCATGAATGTGATCACATAATGAGGGGTGGCATATATTTGTGATCACAATAGGGGGTGTATCGTACACGTTTCTTTATTTTGTGATCACAGTCTGAATTGGTAAGCTTTTCTGACCACAATACGGCCTTAATTGATCAGATAACACTTATAAAAGCTATATATTTCAATGAATTAGCTTGGTTTAGCCTTATTATTTCTGCATTTTGGTACGATTGACCCTAGAAAGGCACCGTGCGAGGGCCACCCGGGGGTATGTGGTATTACGTATATGTACAAATACACAGAAGGGGCTTTTTGAGGATGCAACTAAAACGTGTATACAGGGGGTATATGGACCAATAGTAGTAACTTTATGTTACAGTATGCTACAATATGTGAAGATTTAGCATTTTATGGATTGACAGGGGGGTGTTTTTCCATATAACTGCGTAGCAGTAGCAGCCTGTAGTTATAACATTAAGTGTTTTAACTCTCTAAATAAGTAATACATATAAGTAAAGTAGTAACTAATAAGAGTAGTAACTATTATTAGAGTGTTGTAAATGGATCAGTGGACATAGGAAAAGTTGTAACACTAGCAAAGTTGTAAATATTCAAATTTAACTATTGCAAAGCTGCAAATAACCTGTTACTTTGTTTCTTGTAACACATCCCTCCTGTATAAACATAATAAGTGTTACTAACTGGTACGTGTAGCATCTATAGTGTAGCACCCTCCCTCGTTTCCTCTCTCTAATACCTGTATTTGCGACACGTACCACATTTTCCAATTAAATGTGTTGACAATGAATAATAATCGAATACAACTATACGCATCAGATGACGTAATTGAAGAGTTTTACAAAGCTCTAGCTTCTGGTGACCCTAACAGATTACACCGTGTACATATCCCTAAAAGTGATGTCTTTTATGTGAGATCAGCTATAGAAGCTGACACAGGAAAGCGATACACATTGGATCATGTAGAACGTGCTATGTACCTTGAAGGTATGCTTGATAGAAAAGACGTGTTTGAACCTGACAGAGAACGTGATGGCGTAGGATGAAGTATCTATTGTTACCCTTACTGCTCTGCGCTTGTAACACCGTAACATATACTGCGTCTTGTAGACATGATGACACAGTATGCCAGAGAAACCAGAATGCACAAACCCTCGCTATTATCGGACAAGAAGAGGCGGCTCTACAATTACTTTGTGAAGACCAGTCTATTCGCCATACTATTAGCGACAAGTGCGCTGGGTCAGGACACAGTAGGTGACTTCGCTAACAGCAACAGCACCGTAGACAGTAACAACAATACTGAAACAATAAACTACAATGGTGCTGGCAGTAGCCCCGGATCACAGCCTGTAATGTCAGCTATAGCCCCTACAGTAATGGGCAGCGGTGGTAATGACTCTTGTTTGATTAGTAAGAGTACAGGTATATCTCTAAACTTTGTAGGTATATCTGGTGGTAGTATGGAGCAGGATGAACACTGCAACAGACGTAAGAACGCCCGACTACTAGGTTTACCACAGCAGGTAGGTGGACTAGGGTTACAGGTATCGGCTATATCTGTACTATGCCAAGACCCTACTGTGTTTCGTAGTATGATGTTAGCTAATACGCCTTGCCCTATAGCCGATACTAATACAGGCAAACTATTGATGGGCAAGAAAGCTATAAATAAATACAGAGAGAATCCAGAGCAGTACATTGTGGGGTATGAACTGGACAAAGAATTTTGGGATGCCTTATTAAAGGTAGAAGAGGAAAACAATGAAACAATCGCATCTATTGAAGACAGCGGCCCTACTCTCAGCCTTTCTGATAGGTTCCGTACCAGTAAACGCAGAGATAACCGATCCAGCGACAACGATGACGGGGCAGGAGAAGATCGACTACTTGATCGCAACTCTGGACTCAATAAAGACACGTCTGAATGATGGCTCTGTACTTACTGTAGGTGTTGTAGGTTATGCTCAGATTGGTGGTGTTATTGTAGATGGTGCTATGGATGATGGTATCATTTCAGCGCAGGAACTAGCTGACTACACAGAAGCTAAAGACCTTGTGATTCAACATGACTACGCTATTGCTGAAACTGCAGAGCAGATGTTTATGCAAGAGTATGCAGCTAACATGAATAGCTTGTCTGCAGCAGTAGATAACCTGACAGCAGCAACTTCTGTAATCATGACAGCAGTTACCGTTATGGAGACTGCAGCAGTAGCAGACACAAAGCCAGAACAAGTAGAGCTACAGGGTATGTTGGCTACGGATACCTACAGCATTGACTCAGCAGAAGTATCAGAGTACAATGAAGCTGTAGTAGCAGTTGAAGGTTTTGCACAACAAGCAGGTGCATTCATGGCTGCAGCTAATAATGATGACCTAACAGCAAGCATTGATAACTATGCTTCACAGAGTAACTTCATGGTAGGTAGCTACACAGCTATTACGTACACACAAAGCGTAGACGAGTTTGTAATTACTTGGGCTGAATCTGGATTCGGTACTGGTTGGCAGGGCTACCTAACACCAGACATGAAGAATGCTTCAGAAGTTTATGCAGCAGGTGAGTACATAGAACAGTATGGTGGATACCCAACACAGTAATGAGTATGGAATTTAGCATAGGCGGCTTCAATGTCAAAGGGTGGATGGTTGCAGTAGGTGTACCCATCCTCTCCACTATTTCTGGTGGTATCTACTTTGGGTATGACACTCTAAACCGTTTCTACGGCGCAGAGGCTGGGGTAGAAGAGGCTCTAGCTGGGGTAGATGACCTAGATGGTCTTAACGCTACTCTAGACAAGCGTGTAACGGCTGTAGAGACAGAAGCACAACGCAGCCTATCCCAGACAGAAGCAGCCCTTGTTGTACGTATCCAGACGCTAGAACAAGCTATAGCTGATAATGATGTACGTGGGTTGAATCAAAAGCTGGCACAGCTAGGTACAAACATGACACAGATACTTGAGCAGCAGAAGATACTACTGGACCTACGTAGCCAAGTAGACAAAGCAACAACAGTAACCGACAGCCTAGATGATACTCTGAATATTCTAAAGACAGAGATTGACGATATCTGGGATGCATATGACGAACTTGTAGATAATCCACTATGAAGCAGCTAGAAGAAGGTAGTGCTTGGGACGCAGCAGACGCTGATGGTGATGGCATCATTACAGATGATGAAATGGCTATGTATGAGCGTAGGGTACGTTTCGAGAATGAGGATAAGAAAGAAGATGCGCAACGTAATATGGCATGGTTTGCTTTATTTGGTATGCTTCTTTATCCCTTTGCTGTTGTTATATCTGCTGGCTTTGGTATTGAAACTGCTTCAAATACCCTCGGAGATATGGCACCTACTTACTTTGTGTCTGTTGCTGCTATTGTGGCGGCATTCTACGGTGGACAAGCCTACACGAAAGGTAAAAAATAATGCCATACCAGAAGAACGGAAAACGCGACTACAAGAAGCAGAACGAAAAGTACGACTCGCGCCCCTCTGTAAAGAAGGACCGTGCTTCCCGAAATGCTGCACGTAAGACAATGTCTAAAGCGGGTAAGGTACGCAAAGGTGATGGTAAAGACGTGGATCATAAAGATGGAAACCCACGTAATAACAAAAGTAAGAACCTACGTGTGATGTCTAAGGCTAAGAACCGTAGCGTTAAGCGTACAAGCGGGAATAGGAAAGCATAATGTCGGAGAAGAAAAGTGCTAAAAAAGATTCGAGACTTACTAGGGCTGGTGTATCGGGTTATAATAAACCCAAACGAACCCCAAGCCACCCCAAAAAAAGCCACATCGTCGTCGCCAAAGAAGGTGACAAAATCAAAACGATCCGCTTCGGGGAACAAGGCGCAAAAACCGCAGGGTCTCCCAAAAAAGGCGAAAGCGAAAAAATGAAAAAGAAACGTGCATCTTTTAAAGCACGTCATTCAAAGAATATCGCTAAAGGTAAGATGTCTGCTGCATATTGGGCAAATAGGGAAAAGTGGTAATGGCAACACCAACCAACAAAAAGCTCTACGCTAGAGTAAAAGCAGAAGCTAAGAAGAAGTTTGACGTATGGCCCAGCGCATATGGATCAGCTTGGTTAACTAAAACCTATAAAGCACGTGGGGGTAAGTACAGTGGCAGCAAAGCCAACAAAGTCAAAAAGTAAGAAGGGCGGCTTAGGTAAGTGGTTCGGTGAAGAGTGGACTGATGTTAAGACTGGTAAGCCTTGTGGTCGCTCTAGTGCTTCAAAGAGCAAACGCCCTTACCCAGCTTGTCGCCCAAAGGCAGTAGCTAGTAAGATTACTAAAAAAGAAGCAGCAAAGAAAACTGGCCCTAAGAAGGTCAAATGGTCAACAACAGCATCAGGAAAGAAACGAAAATGAAAACTTGTGCAACATGTAAAACACCTGCAAAATGTAAAGCAGCAGGTAAATGTCTCAAAAAAGGTTATGCAGCAGGTGGGCTAAAGATGCCTGGTGACGCACAGAAAGGCTTGAAAAAGCTACCTACAACAGTACGTAACAAAATGGGCTATATGTCTAAGGGTGGTATGGCTAAAAGTGGCTACAAAGGTGGTGGATTTTGCACTGGGCCTGCAAAAGGCATGAAGAAGTAATGATAAGTTTCTATCACAAATATGAGAAGGCGTTAGAAGCGCACGGTTATACAGTAAAAGATAACGGTCATGTGTTTGACAAACGAGGTAATCGTTGTGCTTCACAAGACCGTTTCGGTAATGTATATTGTGATGACGCTAATGTAACTAGCATTTGTCGTAAGGCTGAAGAAGAGCTTAATAAGCCCAAACCTAAGAAACGTGCCTACAAGAAAAAGGTAGATCAAAGTGTCACTATTTAATCAGGGTAAAGCAGCACGTACTAAGTCTTTGTTTGGTCATAATACGGGCACGACTACAGAGAACGTGTATATATGCCCTGCCAACTGTATTGCAGAGATTACGTACCTTCATCTGCATAACACTACAGGCAACACCAATGTTACTATTGAGTGGTTTATTGCTCCTGAAAATATCGACTCTGCTGTGTCAGATAAGACAAACCCTAGCTATTCTACTTGGGCAACTAGCGGTTACACTTCACATTACCTAGAAGGTAAAAACCTTGGTGCAGGTGAGTATATCACATTTGCGGATATGGACCTTGTACTACAGGCAGGTGATAAATTACAGATTACACCTGATACTGCAGCACACCTAGATACTATCCTTACTGTAACAGAAACGTTTATCCCTGTAGGGTAATATCGGGTATGCACAAATAGGTACTACTACCTTACCTACTTTAAAGTATAACTATCTCCGCACACAACAAAAGGAGATAGTGCAATGAAAAGCTTTTTTCGTAAACTTTGGAAAGCAATCGAAGAGTCTCAGCAACGCCGCGCAGACTATTACTTACTACAGCAACTTACTGATCGTGAACTACGTGATCTGGGTATCGGGCGTTCAGAAATACGTTCAGCCATTTATAACCGTAACGATTAATAGGGTTTTATAAAAAAGTGCTTGCATTTGCAATAGTTATACATAAAACTATATGCAAGCCCTAAAAACAAGGACGACTTTATGGCAAGAAACCTCACAGAAAACCAAAGATTGTTTCTCGAAGTCTTGTTCGACGAAGCGGGTGGTGATGTTGTACTTGCCAAAAAGTTGGCTGGTTATAGCGACAACACACCTACACGTGTAATCGTAGAGGCATTGAAAGATGAAATCGCAGAAGCTACACGTACTTACTTTGCTCGTACTGCGCCCAAGGCTGCTATGGCTATGGTTGGTGCTTTATATGATCCTACTGAACTAGGTATCAAAGATAAGATGGCAGCAGCTAAAGACTTGCTAGACCGTGCAGGACTAGGTAAGACAGAAAAGGTAGATGTCACATCAAGCGGTGGCGTATTCTACCTACCTCCAAAAGAGGGGACAAATGAGTAGACCTTTCCATATTGGGAGGGATTTAGGTTTTTGGGAACTACCAAAACCACATAAAGGCAAAGAACGAGAGTGGCACGTAATAGCTAGAGTAAGCCAGAACGTGCCGTTTGGCTATAGGATACACCCTGAAGACGAATACCTCTTGGAACCTATACCTGAAGAGCTAGAAGCATTAGAGCTTGCAAAGAAGCACCTAAAGCAGTATAGTTTAAGAGAAGTAGCGAATTGGCTAACAGCCCAGACAGGTCGCAGCATCTCACATGCAGGTTTAAAGCAGAGGATCGAAATTGAGCGAAGACGTAAAAAAACTGCTACAATTAAACGGAACCTCGCCAAAAGGCTCCAAAAGGCGTTATCCAAAATCGAAGAACTTGAAAAAAACAGGGTCGGGGCGTACTCCGAAAGCGAGTAAGGAAACAGTCACACCCCCAGTAGAGACTATTCCTGCACAGGTCGCCCCCGCAGAGTTCGATGTCGAGTCTGCACAGGATGTAGTGTTCAAGCCAAACCCCGGCCCTCAAACAGACTTCTTATCTGCATCAGAAAGAGAAGTACTATATGGTGGGGCAGCAGGTGGCGGTAAGTCATACGCTATGTTGGCTGACCCTCTACATGGGCTGAATGACCCTAACTTTTCTGGTCTACTTGTACGTCACACTACTGAAGAGTTACGTGAACTTATTCAGAAAAGCCAAGAGTTATATCCACAGGCTATACCGGGGATAAAGTGGTCAGAGCGTAAAAGCCAATGGGTTAGTCCAAAAGGCGGTAGGCTTTGGATGTCGTATCTTGATAAAGACATGGACGTTAATCGTTACCAAGGTCAGGCTTTTAACTGGATTGGTTTTGACGAGCTTACACAGTGGCCTACTCCTTATGCTTGGGATTATATGCGTTCTCGACTACGTTCTGCTCATAGTAACAAACTAGGCTTGTACATGAGAGCAACAACTAACCCCGGTGGTGCAGGTCATGCATGGGTTAAGAAGATGTTTATTGACCCTGCACCATCAAACAAAGCATTCTGGGCGACTAATCTTGAGACTGGCGACACTATTACTTATCCAAAGGGCCACAGCAAAGAGGGTCAACCTCTTTTCAAACGGCGATTTATCCCCGCTAGTCTCTTTGATAACCCTTATTTGAGTGACACAGGCGACTATGAAGCTATGCTTCTATCGCTACCAGAACATCAGAGAAAACAACTATTAGAGGGTAACTGGGACATAAATGAAGGAGCAGCTTTTCCTGAATTTGACAGATCCGTACATGTCGTTGACTCTTTTGAAGTTCCACAAAACTGGACTAAGTTTAGAGCTTGCGACTACGGCTACGGCTCTTACACAGGCGTTCTCTGGTTCGCTGTTGCACCTGACGAACAGCTTATCGTCTACAGAGAGTTATATTGTTCTAAAGTTACAGCTTCTGATCTAGCGGATATGATATTAGACGCAGAGAAACAAGACGGTGGAATGAGATACGGTGTGCTGGATAGCTCTTTATGGCACAACCGTGGCGACACTGGGCCATCACTAGCAGAGCAAATGAACATGAAGGGTTGCCGTTGGCGTCCATCTGATCGCTCTAAAGGCTCACGTGTCGCGGGAAAAAACGAAATACATAGACGGTTACAAGTAGACGAATTTACTGAAAAGCCACGTCTTGTATTTATGTCACACTTAACTAATACTCTGTCTCAAATACCTATTATACCTCTGGATAAGAAAAACCCAGAAGATGTAGATACAAACTCAGAGGACCACTTGTACGATGCTTTACGATATGGCATTATGACAAGACCACGTAGTCACAGCATTTGGGATTACTCACCAGCAACACAACGGACTGGCTTCCAAGCTAGTGACACAACATTCGGGTACTAAATATGGCAGAAAACGACGAATTAAACTTTGATACAGATGAAGTAGTTGCAGCAGAAGACACTGATGATAGCATTTTTGCTTCTAAGTCTAGCTTACTGACATTTGTTGGTGAACGCTTCAGACGTTCTGAGGACGCAAGACGTTCAGACGAAGATCGTTGGTTACGTGCCTACCGCAACTATCGTGGCTTGTATGGCTCTGACGTACAGTTTACTGACAGCGAAAAGTCACGTGTATTTGTTAAGGTTACTAAGACTAAAACACTAGCAGCATACGGTCAGATCGTAGATGTACTATTTGGTAACAATAAGTTCCCTCTATCTGTAAACCCATCAGTTTTGCCAGATGGTGTAGCAGAGTCAGTACACATCAACATTGACCCTAATGCTTCACAAGCTGGTGACGCACTAAAAGCTGTAACACGCAATCAACCATCACGCCCTTACTTAATCGACGGTACAACAGAGTTGCAGCCGGGGGAAACCATGAACGACTTACGTAAGCGTTTAGGTCCACTAGCAGAAAAGATGGATGCTGTATCTGAGAAGATTGTTGAGGGTGATGGCACTACTCAAACTACAGTAACATTCCATCCAGCTATGGTAGCTGCTAAAAAGATGGAAAAGAAAATTCACGATCAGCTACAAGAAAGTGGTGCATCTGTACACCTACGTTCTATGGCTTTCGAGATGGCTCTACTTGGCACAGGTGTCATGAAAGGTCCATTCGCTACAGATAAGGAATACCCTAACTGGAATGAAGATGGTGAGTATGAGCCACTAATTAAGACAGTACCTGAGTGTAATCACGTATCTGTATGGAACTTTTATCCAGATCCAGAAGCTTCCTGTATGGAAGACGCAGAGTACGTAGTTGAGCGTCACAAGATGTCACGTACAGAACTACGTGCACTAAAGAACCGTCCATACTTTATGGATGATGCTATTCAATATGCCATAGATAAAGGCCCAGACTACGTACAGAAACACTGGGAAATGACTATGGATGATGATCAGGCTACACCTACATCTGAACGTTGGGAAGTCCTAGAATTCTGGGGTTTTGTAGATACAGACATGCTTGAGGAACACGGTGTTAAGATTCCAAAAGAGCTAAAAAACCTAGACGAAGTAAACGCTAACGTATGGGTATGTAATGGTGAAGTACTACGTATGGTACTAAACCCATTTAAGCCTACACGTATTCCTTACTATGCTACCCCATATGAGCATAACCCATACAGCTTCTTTGGTGTAGGTATTGCAGAGAACATGGATGATACGCAGACATTGATGAATGGCTTTATGCGTATGGCTATTGACAACGCTGCACTGTCTGGTAACTTAATCATCGAAGTAGACGAAACTAACTTAGTACCAGGACAGGACTTATCTGTTTATCCCGGCAAAATCTTTCGTCGCCAAGGCGGTGCGCCGGGTCAAGCGATCTTCGGCACCAAGTTTCCGAATGTTGCACAAGAGAACATGCAACTCTTTGATAAGGCACGTGTATTAGCAGATGAAAGCACAGGATTCCCTAGTTTTGCGCATGGTCAAACTGGTGTTAGTGGAGTTGGGCGTACTGCTAGTGGGATTAGTATGCTTATGTCTGCTGCTAATGGCTCTATACGGACTGTTGTTAAAAATGTTGATGACTATCTTATCCGTCCATTAGGTCGCTCATTCTTTGCATTTAACATGCAGTTTGACTTCGATCCAGACATTCGTGGTGACCTAGAAGTACACGCATCTGGTACAGAAAGCTTGATGGCTAACGAAGTACGTTCACAGCGTCTAATGCAATTCTTACAAGTAGCACAGAATCCAGTACTTGCACCATTCGCAAAAATGGATTATATTATACGTGAGATTGCAAAGTCTATGGATTTGGACCCAGACAAGGTTACCAACTCTATGCAAGACGCAGCTATCCAAGCCGAAATCCTAAAAGGGTTCCAAGCACCACAACCTGCACCAGCAGGACCAGAGGGTGTACCAGCCCCAGAAGGACAAGGACCACAAGCAGTAGCAGATACATCTGGCGGTGGTGGCTCACAAGTAGGAGTGGGTACAGCACCTACACCAGGTGAGCAAGGATTCACAGGTAATGTCGCTTAAAAAACTAGTAAACGATAAAGAACTATACGAAGAGTTTCTTAAACACGTAGATGACTTAATCTACCTACAACACAAGCAGATGGAACAGGCTACAGAGCCAGTCATCTTCTACAGAGCGCAAGGTTCTATCACTACTCTGCGTAAACTAAAGTTACTGAGGGAACAGGTAAATAATGGCTGACTATCGTAAGAGTCTAATGGATATGACACCTGAAGAAAGGGCAGAGGTTGCCCCGGGTGCTGTTATCTCAGATGATGTTGAAAAACCTCTGAGTGTCAAGGGTGCAGAATTTGGTCTATCTATGACACCAGTAGGTACAGCTATGGAGGTTGCAGAAGAGCTTTCTTCAGCTAGCCCAAGCTGGTTAAACATCGGTCTAGCTGTTGCGCCTGACTTATTAGGCCTTGGCCCTGTGGCTGACCCTCTTATGAAAGCTATAAAAGGCACAAAGTTTAAAACAGCTAAAGGATCTACATACGAAGTAACAGACAGTAATACTACTGTACGAAATAAAGCTGCAAGACCAGAACACCCCGGTGAATCAGGGGTTCAGCCCCAGTCTAAAAAGACTATTTATATGCCAAGAGAAGAACTAGAGAAGTTTGCTGGCATTCACCAAAACCCTGATATCGGTACAGAGTTTATCCCAACAGGTGAGAACACTGCAGCGTTACGTTACACAGAAGACTACGGACCTCGCAAAGCAGGTGATATCGTACCGGGTACTGAAATAACTTTTACCCTTGATCCTGAAGTAGGTCTAAACCCTGTAGAGATTCTTGACTTTAGAAACCCTAGAGGTATTCACTTTGGTAATGAAATTATCGAAGTAGAAAGTAACATTCCTAAAGTATCACGTAGTAAAGATGCTACTGATCCAGATGACCCTATGTTTGAATTTACAAGTAAAACGACAGGGGTAACAAAAACTTTTAATGAGGGCGGTATGGCTATGGATAAACAAATGGACGCAGTATTCAAGTCTAGCCGTACTGGTTACGCTGAAGGTGGTGAAGTAGGCGAAGCACCAGACACAACCATCGGCTTAGACCCTGTGTCAGGTAATGAGGTGCCTATGGGTGCCACACCAGAAGAGGTACGTGACGATATCCCAGCGCAGTTGAGCGAAGGTGAATATGTTATTCCTGCAGATGTTGTACGTTTCTATGGTGTAAAATTCTTTGAGGGCTTACGTACTGAAGCCAAGCAAGGTTACGCAGAGATGGATCAGAATGGTCGTATCGGCGGTGAACCAGTAGGCCAAGAAGATAGCGGTATGGAAATGGTAGAACCAGAGGATGACCTGCCGTTTGACATTTCAGAGCTACAGATTATTGACGATGAAACAGGTATGTATGAAGGTGGCCTAGCAGGTTATGCAGAAGGTGGTTTACCAGCAGCACCAGCCACAACACAAGTGCCTATGAATCCATTCAGCCCTACAGGTACTACTGCTGGTTTTGAAATAAAAGAATATGTGAATGATGCTGGTGAGGTTATGTACATTCAGTTTATGAATGGTCAACCTATGACGTTTATTCCACAAGGGTTTAAACCTAAAGGCACAGCAGCAGAGCAAGCAGCAGAGCAAGCAGCTACAGGTGAAGGTGTAGCAGCAGAAGCAGCACCAACAGTATCTGTCAGTGGTAATGACTACGACTATGATACAGAGATGGGTAGAGTAGGCACAGAATTTACTGAAGGTGCAACAGCTAAAGACTGGACTAAAGCATCAGTGGATGACTTTTCTAGTGCTACAAAAGGTTTAGGCTCTGGTCTTGGAACTATGGCAGGTGCGTTAGTTGGTGGTCCTATAGGCGCGGTTATTGGTATTGGCTCACAGGATGCTGCTAGAAAAAAAGCATATGATATGCTAGACGGTATTGCTTATCAGCTAGAAAGCGATAATCTAACAGAGGGGCAAAAGTCAGACTTAATAACACAGAAACAACAAATACAGAAGTACCTTGAACCATCAAGTAGCGAAGGTAAATTTGGCTCTGGTATTGTAAAAGGTAGTGGTATCTTTGGTGGTGCAACTACTTTGTATGAAAACCTTGGAGATTACGGCGGTACTGTTGTAGATGGTGAAGTAGTGGGTGATGGAAAGCGTACCTTTGCTGATACATGGCTAGGTGATTTACTTGGTGCAGATGGTAAAGCAGGTGTGCAAGGTCCGGGTCTTTCCGAATCACTTTCTGGTGCAAGACGCACCGCTGTTAATGCGGATGGCACAGACGGTTGGGAAGACATGGGCGATGCTGAAAGAGCAGCAGCACGTATGGAGGCACGTGAAGCTACACCATATGAAAAAGCTTTGACAGAAGCCCAGAAACAAAAAGCTGAAGGTAATACAGAAGCTGCTAATAAAGAGTATGATAAAGCAATATCCACAGCTACAAACTCTTGGGTCGCAGCTACAAATGCGGTTAACGCATCGGGTAACGATCCTATAGCACGACATAACGCAATTATGGCGCAATCAGCAGCAAGTAGAGCAGCTACAAAAGCCATCCAAGAAAAGAACAACCGTACAGGTTTCTTTGGTTTAAAAACTAAAGACGATTAATAGTGATTGGTCCCGATCCTATAATAATATAAGGCTACCCGGTCAATCTTGACTGGCCCCACATAAAGGAGTATAAAAATGTCGGAAGCCCAACCAGTTGATATCAAAACAGAGGTTATCAACGCAGCACCTCATATGCGTAACCAAGCACGTATTGACGCAGATGAAGCAGAACTAGAAGCACTCAAAAAGCGTATGCGTGGCGAAGTCGATGAAACAGAAGAAGAAACCGACGATAGTGAACCCGATAGCCAAAGAGCTACGGACACCCAAGTACAGAATGAGAGTGTACCAAAACAAGAAGCTAAAGCAGAACCTGAGAGTGAAGCACAAGAAGAAGATTCTGGACTAACAGCAGAAGAGAAAACTTTCAAGCAGCGTTATGGTGATCTACGTCGCCACATGCAAGAGAAAGAAAAAGAGACTACAGCTAATCTTGAGAAGCTACAGCAGCAGCTAGAAGCCGCTACAAAGAATGAGCTTGTACTACCAAAGTCTGAAGAAGAGATTGATGCGTGGGCAAAGCAGTATCCTGATGTAGCAGGTATCATCGAAGCTATTGCTGATAAAAAAGCTACAGAACGTGCGTCTGAGCTAGATGGTCGCCTGAAACAGATTGAAGAGATGCGATCTATTGCACGTAAGGAAAAAGCTGAAGCAGAATTGTCTAGCTTACACCCTGACTTCGCAGAGCTTCGTGCAGATGATGCATTTCATGAGTGGGCTAAAGAACAGCCTAAAGTCGTACAAGACGCATTATATGATAATGTAGATGATGTTAAATCTGTAGCACGTGTACTAGACCTTTACAAATCAGATAAAGGAATTAAGACAAAGCGTGTAGCTACAGAGGACAAGAGCGCAGCTTCGTCTGTAAAAGCACGTAAAGCTGCACCTATTGATCCAGACGACTCTTCACGTTACTTGCGTGAATCACAAGTAGCTAAGATGTCTATTAAAGAATATGAGAAACGTGCTGAAGATATTATGGAAGCACAACGCTCAGGCAAGTTTATTTATGATGTGTCAAAAAGATAGTTGACAAACTTTATATCATAAGTAAAACTATAGCATATACACAACATAAAAGTGTGTATGCTTTTCACTAAGCACTAGCCACAACAAAGAACTACCTCAGAGTATAGGCCCAGCGCAGATAGGGCGGCCACCCTAGATGCAAAGCTGACTACCCTAATATGAAGAGCCTCTTTAGTGGATATGTAGTGTTAATCCTCACGCCATATCTATAAGGAGAAATATTATGGCTATTGGTCTAAATGGTTCCTATTCAGGGACAGGCTTTGACGGTAACTGGTCCCCAGTAATCTATTCGAAGCAAGCACAGATCGCTCTACGTAAAGCGGCTGTTGCAAACGCGATTACAAACAACTCTTACTTTGGTGAGATTGCTAACCAAGGTGACGTTGTTCGCATTCAAAAAGAGCCAGAAGTAACAGTCAACTCTTTGACACGTAAGGAAGCTATCAGTGTTCAAGATTTGAACGATGAAGACTTCTCTCTAGTGATTGACCAAGCAAACTACTTCGCATTCAAAATGGATGACATCGAAGACCAGTTCGCAAACGTTGACTATGTATCTTTGGCAGCAGATCGTGCAGCATATAAAATGGCTGACGCTATGGATACTGACGTTCTACGTTACTTGTCAGGTCATGACTCAGCAGGTGACTATGTATCAACCTCAGCAGGTGACGCACAGCACGACACAGCAGGAAACCTAACAGGTGAATACCTAACTGCTAACCACTTGTCTGCTACAGACTTTGGTCAGCTAGGTACAAACGATGGTGCAGATACACCTGTAGATTATACAGCAGGTGACTCTATTCCACTAGCACCACGTCTACCCGGTGCAACATCTTTGTCAGACACAACAGTATCACCATTGACTGTTATCGCACGTATGGCGCGCCGTATGGACGTACAGAATGTTGATTCACGTGGTCGTTGGATCGTTGTAGACCCAGTATTCGTCGAAATGCTAAAAGACGAAGACAGCCGCGTATTGCAAGCTGACTGGGGTGGAACTGGCCTAATGAATGGCTTGGTATTGAACAACCTACACGGCTTCCGTGTTTATGTTTCAAACAACTTGCCAGCATCAGGTACAGGCGCAGGAACTTCAGGTACAGGCGCACAAGACACTAACTATGGTGTCGTTGTAGGTGGTCAGGACGAAGCAGTAGCTTCAGCGGAGCAAATCAACAAAGTTGAGAACTACCGTGACCCTGATTCATTCGCTGACATCGTGCGTGGTATGCACCTATACGGTCGTAAGATTCTACGTCCAGAAGCTCTAGTAACAGCACGTTACAACGCAGCTTAATTTAGTAAAACTTAGGGGCTGGCACTAGCTGGCCCCTTTGTGCTTACAGAAAAGGACACACCTTATGGCGGGTACAATTACTACAGCGATGTGTAACACTTTTAAAGAAGAAATCCTTAAGGGTGTTCACGATCTAGAAACAGAAACACTTCGTGTAGCTCTGATTAAACCAGAAGCTGATATAGCAGCTAACTATGATGCAGCTACAACAAACTACAGCGACTTAGGCAGCGACGAATTAGACGATGGTGTAGGTAACTACTATCGGGATGTCGCTAGCAACAACCTAGATATTAGTGGCACTAACGTTAATCTATCTAATAGTGTTGCTTGGGTTGACTTCCCAGATTTAGTATTTCAAAACTTGACAGTCTCTGCTGGCGGTGCATTAATTTACAATGCATCACAAGGTAATAAAGCCGTAGCAGTATTTGATTTTGGAGGTACTGTAACTTCAACATCAGGAGACTTTACCATCGTATTCCCAGGTGGAGCTACTCCAGACGATACAAACGCAGTTATTCGTATTTCTTAACTACAGGTATAAACAATGGCGTTTATTATAAAAGACCGTATCAAAGAAGGTACAACTACTACAGGTACAGGTGACATCGCTTTAGGTGGTTCATCTGCTACTTTTGAATCTTTTCAGTCTTATATGACAAACGGAGATACGACTTACTACGCTATTGTTCACACTTTATCAGGTGTTGATGAGTGGGAAGTAGGACTAGGTACTTGGAACACAGGTAACACTCTTACACGTACAACAGTTCTAGCAGGGTCTAACGGTACATCAGCCGTTAGCTTCTCTGCTGGTACTAAAGATATCTTTATGACGTACCCTGCTGCACATGCTGCACTAGCAGAGGATGACGTAACTTTTGATAACATTACTGTAACAGGTACTGTTGATGGACGTGATGTTGCGACTGATGGTACTAAACTTGACACAGTAGAACAGAATGCTGACGTTACAGACGCAGTGAACGTAGCTGCTGCAGGGGCTTTGATGAAGTCTGGCGGCACTATGACAGGTAATCTTATTCTTAACGCTGATCCTACTGCAGCATTAGGAGCCGCAACAAAAGAGTATGTAGATACGATTGCCTCTGCAGGTATCCACTACCACGATCCTGTACGTGTTGAGTCACCTGTTGCTCTTACCGTTACATATAACAATGGTACTAACGGCGTAGGTGCTACGCTTACTAACGCAGGTACACAGGAAGCCATTACTATTGATGGTGTAGCTCTTAGCCTTAATGACCGTGTACTTATTTATGAACAAACAGATGAAACACAAAACGGTATTTACACAGTTACAACAGTAGGTAGTGCATCTACTAACTGGGTACTTACACGTGCTACAGATGCAGACAGTTATGGTGCATCAGACCCTGACAGCTTTGGTAAGGGTGATGCTTTCTTTGTCAAAGAAGGTAACACAGGTGCAGGTGAACTATATGTGATGACCACAGCAGGTACAATCACGTTTGGTACTACAGCTATTCATTTCTCACAGGTAGCTGAGACAGCCGTATATAACGCTGGCACAGGTCTTACTCTTACAGGTACTACATTCTCTATTGGACAGGATGTAGCAACATCAGCTAACGTTACGTTTAACCAAGTCACAGCAGCTATTATAGGTAACGTAACAGGCAATGTCACAGGAAACGTAACAGGTAACGCTGGTACAGCTACTAAGCTAGCTACAGCACGTACTGTTCAGCTTTCTGGTGATGTAACAGGTAGTGCCACATTTGATGGTTCAGCTAACATTAACATCACTGCTGCTGTACAAGATGATTCACACGCACACGTTATTTCTAACGTAGATGGACTACAGGCGGCACTAGATGGTAAAACAACTACTTCTCGTACTATTACTGCAGGTAATGGTCTTACTGGTGGTGGAAACCTTACAGCTAATAGAACGCTTAACGTAGGTGCTGGTACAGGTGTTACAGTTAATGCTGACACTGTTGCTATTGGTCAGGATGTAAGCACTACCTCTGATGTAACGTTTAACGACATCCGTGCTGATGGCGGCAACCTAATACTAGGTGATGATGCTTATAGTACCTCTGGTAGTTATGTAGGTATGAAAACAGCTTATATGTCGGGTGCCAACGACTACATGATCATCTCAGGCATATCAGATGGTCATACTTATGTTTCCGCTAAAGATGGGTCGGATACCCACATTCGTGGTGGCGGTAATGTTGCAACATACGAGGTAAAAGTATACCCTAACGCATATGCTACTGCTGCTGGTTCCACTATTATCACAGAAGCGGGTAGTGGTCTAAGCAAATCTAGTCGTACTCTATCTCACGCTGACACATCTAGCCAAGCATCTGTGAACAACTCTAATGGCACAGTCATTCAAGATATTACTCTTGATGGGTTTGGGCATATTACAGATATCAACTCTGTTAACCTAGATGGTCGCTACTACACAGAGACAGAAGCAGACGGGCGTTTTTATCGTAACTATGGCTTAACTACAATAAGTGACTATAATTCGCTTACTACAGGTGCTTATGCTACAACTAGCACTTCCGCATCTAACATACCGTATTCTAACTATAATGGTACGTGGCATATTTCTGATGCGACTAACGACAGACAGTATCAATTATGGATGGGCGATACTACAGTTGGTGGGGGCTTGCGCTTTAGAGCTAAACAAGGCACATCAGGTTGGCACTCTTGGGAACGTGTTTTTGCTGACAGTTACCACCCCAACGCTGACAAGTGGACAACAGCCCGTACCCTATCACTCTCTGGTGATGCATCTGGTTCTGTCTCTTGGGACGGTAGTGCTAATGTTACTCTGAGTGTGGCAGTGGCGAATAATAGTCACACTCACACAAACACTACGCTTGATATGCACTTTGGACGTGAAACGCAGAACATTGACACCTACGATCCTGATAGCTATTGGGCTACATCAAGGGCTACAGGCGGGAGTGGTACTTACCCTGTAAACTACGTCAACGTGTATAACTTTGCTGGTAATGGTGTTGATGAAGGAACACAGCTTGCAACGTATTACGGCTCCAATAACAGAACATGGATACGTACACGTAACGACAACAACGATAGCTGGTTAGGTTGGAGCGAAGTATGGACAAGCACCACTGACGGCTCTGGTTCTGGCCTAGATGCTGACCTGTTGGATGGTGTGCAGGGTAGTAGTTACCTAAGAAGTGATGCAACTGATCTCTACAGCCCCGCTAGATTAGACTTTGGATCAACGGGTAACTGGGATGCTGTAGGTCACGGCAACCATACAAACCTACACTTTAGGGATCATAACCAGTTCTGGATTGGCGCAGGTAACGGCACTTGGTTTACTGGCACAGCTAACACTAAGTCACAAGCATCTGGTCTAGCTGCTGATGCAAGTTTTGCTCACGATCTACTTATCACGACTATGCAATCAACAAGTACCTATGACAGAGGTATTACGTTTGGTGTAGATAGTAACGGTGCTGGCACAGCAGGTTGGCGGCTAGGTAAGTGGCACTCAGGTGATGCAAGTGATAGTTCTAAACTCGTAGTTGATGGTGGCTTGTTCGTTAAGGGTGGCTACACAGACGAGTACGACTATTACAGTAATGACTATAGTGCTTACTACAGCAGCCGTGGTGGTCAGGCTTTCTGGGGTGGTGATAGTGGGTGGAATGATCCATCAGCTACCTTCTCTACAGCTATACAAATTCAGTCAGGTAATGTTGGTACAAACACACGTAACCCAGAAATACAGTTCCATCAGTATGGCTATGGTGGTGTAAGGTTCCGCTATGATGGGCCTAACGATGCTATGAATTTGGAAAGCACAGCAGCAGGCAGGTTCGATTACTTCAAGGTAAAAACAGATCACGGGTACATTGACTTTGGACCAAAAAATACAAGTCATGCTCATATCCAAACAGACCGTAGCAACTTCTATTTTAATAAAGAACTACAAGTCGATACTGGTATTGTTCGCTCTTACGATGAAAACCTAAACCTCAACCGTGCAGGTTCTACAACTGCTCGTATGATTATAGCTAATGGTTTAACTTACGACTATCAACCTCGTCTTATTACAACGTCAACAAATGAAAAACTAACGCTTAGTGGCAGTAACGATCCTTACATTCGTTTTGAGGAAGGAACAACTGATAGAGCCTATATTCAGTGGGTGGCTAGTCAAGACGCTTTGCTATTTAGAAATCAGCAGACTGACAACTTTGACTTTATGCCAGATGCTTCTACAGGTGCAGTTAACCTTAGGCTTAGAGGCTCTGACAATGACACCTGGGGTTCTGTTTATGCTAGTGATAGCCAAGAGGTAGGCTTTTTAGACGAAGGGCAAAACTGGGCTGTTAGGCATATTAATGATTCTGGCACGTACTTTTATACAGACGGTCAAACAGAAGAGTTTAAAGTAGGTCGTGATGCTGTCACAGGAGACTATGGCACAGTTCAGACAAGTACCAGTAAGGGTAGTTGGGGTGGTTACAGCATCAAAGGTAACTGGGTCTTTATGGGGTCTGATGATGGTAATGCTTCTGGTATTTACAACGACATGGACAACGAGTGGGGTGTTATAGTACGTAGAAATGCTGAAGTAGAACTGTTCCACAACGGCAGTGTAGCTATGGAAACTATAGGTAGCGCTGGTATCCGTGTTGGTTCTACAACAAGTTCTGACATCTATATGCAGGATACAGACCACGGTGAACGCCGTATTCACTGTAACTCTAACAGACTAGGCTTCTTGAACAGCAGTAGCGGTTGGTCTTTCTACTCAGAGGACACTGGTCGTGTCGTAGCAGAAAGCGGCATCTATAACAAAGGTGTTCTAGATATGGGCACCACAGGTTCGTTGCAATACAAGACAAACGACAATGGTGGCTACATCCCACACCCACGGGGCGGCAGCTTTGTTACGAGTACAGCCTCCCACACAGGGGCTATCAAGATTAGGTTCCCTACCCACGGCGCCAATGACATGCTTACGTTCTGGGTGGACATTTATGACTATACCAGCGACGAAAGTGTCACCTTGTTCATTGCAGGGTATTTGTATCAATCAACAGGCAATAACGAATGGGTCAATACAGAAGTTGTAAATCTTACAGGTAACAGTGGCAAAGATTACACGGTTCGCTTTGGTGCTGATGGAACAGGTAACTGTGTTTGGATTGGTGAAACAAACTCTTCTTGGTCATACCCACAGGTTCTAGTTCGTGACTTGCATGTTGGCTACACATCAAACGTAAGTAGCTATGACACAGGGTTTAATATCAGTATTGTCACATCCTTTGATACAGTAGACGAAATACGCACTAATAACTTCCCACAGGCTAGAAACTCTCAGTATCTAGGGGGTGTTGCTGCAAGTAGTTACCTAAGAAGTGATGCTAGTGACACCTTTACTACACTTTCGGGTACACAGCTTAACCTTGGCTCAGAGGTGCAGTTACGGGAAAGTACTGACCGTGCAGACTTGCTACAGATTACATCGTCCACGTCAGGATGGGCTGGTTTACAGATTCGTAACAGTTCTAACGAAGGTCGTTGGTCGTTTATGACTGATGGTGCTATTGCTGGTATCTACGACGACGAAAACAACGACTGGCATGTGCAGTGGAATGAAAACGGTGGTTCAACATTTTATTATAATAGTGCAGCAAAAGTTAGCGTCACAAGTGGTGGTGCCGCAACTCAGGGTTTGCTTGTTGGTCAAACTACTGGCACCCCACATAACTCTAATGGTCTTCAAGTCAACACCGTTAATGACGAAAAGATTGTTCTGACAGGATCAAGTAATCCATACATCCGCTGGCAAGAGGGTACTACTGACAGATTTTACATACAGTGGGTTGCAGGCTCAAACGCACCACTATTTCAAAATCAAGAAAGTGGAAACTTTCAATTTAGATCAGGCAGCACTAGTGCATCCGTTAATATACAACTTATGGCTAGTGATGGTGACCTATACGGTTCTGTTTATGGTACCCACGGTAATGAAATAGGCTTTCTAGACCAAGACGGTAGTTGGGCATATCGTCATGTAAGAGATACTATACATGAATGGCGCATAAACAACACCGTTGAAATGGACTTAGACACCACTGGCCTTGATTTAAAAGGTAATAACCTTGAGGGTGCTACTGATATCTATGTTGCAGATCAGATTATTCATACTGGCGACACCAACACTTACATGCAGTTTCACACAGCCGATCAGTGGCGTGTTGTTGTTGGTGGCTCAGAGCGCCTAGAGGTTAAGAACAGTTCACCACACGTACTTGTTAGTGGTGACTTGAACAGCACATCAGACGCACGACTAAAAGAAAACGTAGAGCCTATCGTAAATGCGCTGTCGGACATCACGCAGCTTGAGGGTGTTTCGTTTGATTGGAAAGATACAGGCACACGTGGTCACGGTTTCATTGCACAGCAGGTCGAGCCGATTTTGCCAGATGTCGTAAACACGGATGACGAAACAGGGATCAAATCAATCAACTACGTTGGAATGATTGGTCATTTGGTTGAGGCAATCAAGGAATTGAAAGCCGAAATAGACGAACTGAAACGCTAATAGTGAAAGGACACGAAGATGGCGATACAGGTAGGTGGTACAACCGTTATTGATAACAGTAGAAACTTGCAAAACGTTACTGGACTCAAAACAGTTAACAGTAATTCCATACTAGGCAGCGGGGATATCTCTATCGCTGCAGGTGCTTCAGTAGCTAGGGGTTCTAAATCAGGCTCTGGCACGGTCAGCACAGGTATCGCTAATGCTTTGGTTTATGGCATCGGTATGTCTGGGAGTGCGCAAACTGGTCGTGTTGGCTACACCACAGATAGCTCAGGCAACTTCACTTTTTCCATTATTTATGGTGGTGAAGTTTTATATTGGATTGTGGTGAAATAGGAGCGATATCATGTACATTAAATTAAATGAAAACGGTATCGTGGATCAAGTGATTACCGATATAACAGGTGACCAAGTAGATTTAAGTTTACTGGTCGGGTTTATTGAGGTTGATACTACAGAAGAGGATGTGAATTTAAAGTCATACGATAGCACAACAAACTCTTTCTCTGAAACCGATGAAAGCATACGTGCAAAGCGTAATATGATTTTGTTTACTGAAGTTGACCCAATCGTATCGAATGCGTTGCGCTGGGCAGATATGACGACGCAAGAGCAAAACGCTTGGTCGCAGTATCGCACTGACTTGCTGAACATCACAGATCAGGCAGGGTTTCCTACTAACGTAACTTGGCCTACAAAACCATAGGTGGCATATGCTAGGTTTTAGTGCATTATCTGAAGTACCCCTATCTCAAGCAACTACGTCATTAGCTGCTAAAGCTTTTATGACTGCAGCTTTATCTACTGGTTATATTAGTTCTTTAGACTATGACGCTAAGGCGTTTACTTATCTTACTAATGTATCTGCTGTCTTTTCATTAGATATTGAGTTTGACGCTCAGGCCTCTACAGATATAGTGAATGTTTTATCTGCATTAAGTATAGAAGACGTAGTTAGTTTTGGTGAAGCTAACCATACACCTTCTGCTGCAGTAGTAGCTTTCAGTGTAGATGACTTAGACTATGTTGCTGAAGCTAACCTTACTCTAGTAGCAGCAACTATGTCGCTCGACTTAGATGCGGTTGAGTATGACGCTGATGCATCAACATCTGCTACTTCTGTAACAGCTAGCTTTAATACACTAAATGATCTAGAGTATGCTGCTGCAGCTAATGCAACGCTAAGTTCACCTTTGTTTGCTGGTGCAGCGTATGATGTAGACTTTGATGCAAAAGCAAACACAAGCCTTTCTGCTATAGCAAACGAAATAGATGTAGATGCTGTTGACTTTGACGCACAGGCAAGTATAACTATAATTCAAACTACAGCAACTTTTGACATAGAAGATTTTACTTCTGTAACAGGTTCAGCAAATACAACCTTGTCTGCTAACTTACTTGAGCTTGCCTCTCTTGAGTTAGAGGATGTCACAGGTGTTATATTTAACTATCAACTATTTGCTGATGCGTATGACAGAGGTAGAACCCTTTACCTTATATCATATGATAATAACAAGACTGCCCACGTAGTAAGTCAGAATAGAACGCTGTATGTTGTTTCTAATGATCCTAACAGAACAGTACACATTACACCAGAAAACAGAACAGTTTATATTGAAAAGACAGACAGAAACTACACTGTCTACATAGCAGCATAAGGACTTACGATGTCTTACAAATGGCCTGACAAAGATAAAGATGAAACACTAGACTATAGCATCGACTGGTCTAGATTTTTAGGTAGTGATACGGTCAGTTCTGCTACTTGGTATGTAGATGATGCTGACGGGGTAAAAACAGAAGCAGCCGACAACGTACCTATTAATGGGTTAGTTGTACTGTTTGGCGGTACTACAATTGGTGGCGGAGGTAAAGTTACTACAGTTAGATTAACTGCAGGTACTAACAATGTGCGTTACCGTATTACCTGTAAAATAACTACAACAAATTCTCTAGTATATGAACGTTCAGTATTCTTAAGAGTTAAGGAAAAGTAATATGTCTTATAATTATATTGAACTAGTAAATGACATTAATCGCCGCCTTAATGAAGTAGAGCTTACGGTAGCAAACTTCCCTAATGCTACAGGTTTTTATAGCTTTGCTAAAGATGCTGTTAATAGTGCTATTCGTCACATCAACCAAGAAGAATATAACTGGCCTTGGAACCATGTAGAGGAAACAGAAGTACTTCTAGCAGGTGAGTCACGCTACAGTATACCTTATGATTGTAAGTCTGTAGATATGAATACGTTTAGAATCAAGCGAGATGCTTCACTAAATGTATCAACAATTAAACTAAAAGTAATTCAATACGAAGAATACCTTGACAAATACGCAGATTCTGAGTATAACTCTAATGAAAGTAATAGAACCACACCAACACATGTTGCACGTACCCCAAGTAGAGAATTAATATTCTACCCTTCTCCTGACAAAGCATACGAAGTAATCTATGAGTACTATCGTACAGCTTATGACCTAGAACTACATGACGATATACCCAATATTCCAGAACAATATAGGTACGCTATTGTAGACGGGGCTATGTATTATGCTTATCAGTTCCGTGGCGATATGCAAGCTGCTAACATGGCACAGCAAAAGTTTGAGCAAGCTATTAAGCACTTAAGAAGTATTCACATTAATAGAACCCAATATATTAGAGACACACGAGTACACTTCTAATGGCAACACAATGGCAAACATTCCCTATAGAGTTTCGTGGGGGTCTAATATCTAATATGTCTGCCCTTCAGCAGGGTACTAATGCTGTGGGTTCTGCTACTATTCTGCAGAACTTTGAGCCTAACAAAGAGGGTGGTTATACTAAGATTCTGGGCTATGAGAAGTTCTCTAGTACAGCAGTACCAGGTAGCGGAAACATCTTAGGTGTTAAGGTTGCGTCTAGCAATACAGTAGTAACAGCACGTAAGAACGCTAGTAATGTCACAGAGTATCACTATAGTGTTGGTGAGGCTTGGACTAGCTTAGGGTCTATGACGTTTTTAGGTGGCAACATTCGTCACACAGAAGTTAACTTTGACGGCACTAGAAAGTTTATCTTTGTAGACGGAGTCAACTACCCTGCTGTAGTTGAGTTTCCTATTGACGTGGCTACACCTAGCAACAGCTTCACAGAGTTTACTAGTGCTAATAGCACAGACCTAGAAGGTACTACTAACGTCATTCTATTTAAGACTACTGTATTCTTCTCTAAGAACAACATACTCTACTTTAGTGCCCCATCAGATGAGACAGACTATTCAGCAGCTAACGGTGCAGGTAGTATCAACGTAGGTGAAGAGATTACAGGTCTATCTGTCTTTCGTGAACAGCTAATTGTATTTACTAAAAATACTATTAAACGTATTGTTGGTAGTACTATCTCTGACTTCCAGATGCAGCCTATCACAGAACGTATTGGCTGTGTTGATGGTGATACTATTCAAGAAGTCGGCGGTGACATTATGTACTTAGCTGATGATGGTATCAGACTACTAAGTGCTACTGACCGTATTGGTGACTTTGCACTAGACTTACCGTCAGACATTATTGCTAAGGACGTGACATCTTTTATTGATGCAGCAAGTAGCTTTGCTTCTATAACACTTAAGAAGAAAGCACAGTATCGTATCTTTAGCTTTATTGAAAGCCAACAAGCTGCAGGTGCACAAGGTCTACTTGTTACTAAGTTTGCTGCACAGGGTACGTCTGGCCTAGCGTGGGGTAAGACTAAAGGTATCAAAGCTAATATTATTGATGCTGACTACACTTCCACAATCGAGACTATTTGTTTTAGCAATACTAGTGATTACATATATTTGATGGACATAGGCAACAACTTTGATGGCGATGCTATTGAGGCTATTTATGAATCACCTTTCATGCCTATTACTGACCCACAAACACGTAAAACGTTCTACAAGAATACGCTATACTTAGAGCCACTAGGTAATACAAACATTTCAGTAGGGCTTAAATTTGACTTTGATAGACTGCCGCAAGATGGTGTTGTGCAACCTGCAACACAGACTATTGCATCTAGTGGATCAGCAGTATCTTTCTACGGAAACCCTCTTTATGTCTTCTCTAAGACACAGGATTTCATAGCTACAGCAGGGCAAACAGACTTTGTAATACAGGATGTTGCATATACTGTAGGTACAGATATTGATAGAGTAACAGTGACAATTAACGGTACGGAAACAAGAGCGTTCTCTGTTACTAGTGTGGCTGATGGTAGTAATTATGATATAACAGTTACGCTAGACTCTGGCGCAACACTAGGCGATGAAGTGTTTGTTGTACTTATCCCTCCATCTGTGACTAAGGTAAGTTACTTTGGTGGTGAGCTAGACAAAGTTTATAACTTGAACGTTATTGGCTCAGGTAAGACAGTAGCATTACGTATTAGTGATAATTCAACAAACCCAGCATTTACACTGGACACATCTTTATTAGAGTTCAGACAGAACGATAGGCAGTAAGGAACCTTATTATGGCAGGTTATACACGACAAGACGAAGGTAATATTTCAAACGGTAACATTATTGATGCTACTGATTTGAATGCTGAGTTTGATAAACTACAGACAGCTTTTGCTAGCTCAGGAGGCCACACACATGATGGCTCTTCTGATGGTGGTGCTCGTATTGAAGAAGTTGGCCCTAATGGTGAAGTCACAGTCGGGGCTTCTGCTGTAACACCTAAAGTATCTACGGACGTAGACGTTGGTACTGCTTCTCTTAAGTTTAACAATGCTAACTTTAAAGGTACAGTAAGTGCGCCTACATTTACTGCTACCACTGGTGCTACTATTCCTAGCCTTACTGTCGGTAGCAGCACAGCCGTAAATTCTGTTGATGAAGACTTAGCAAGTGTATCTACTAACCACGACACATTAGCTTCAGCTAAAGCTATTAAGACTTACGTTGATAGTCAAGTTACTGCACAAGACCTAGACATTACTGATGGTACAACTACAGGCTCTATCGACTTAGACAGCCAGAGTTTAACCTTTACAGGTAGCACAGGTATTAATGCTACTGTGTCTAATCAGACAGTTACAATTTCTACAGATGACAGTGCAATTGCACACGACAGTCTATCAGGGTTTGTATCAGCAGAACACGTAGACCACTCAGCTGTGTCCATTACAGCAGGTAATGGTCTTACAGGTGGCGGTACTATCGAATCTACACGTACTCTAACTGTTGATCCCCACACAGGTATTGCTGTAACAACTGATGGTGTAGCCCTATCCCACTTAGGCTTAGAGTCTCTTACTGCTACTAATGCTGATCGTATAGCTTTTTGGGATTATGATGCAGATGCAGAAACAGGTACATTCCAGTGGTTAGAGCTAGGCACAAACCTAGCCATTGATGGTACAACACTTAACGCTACTGACACAAACACAACGTACAGCACAGCGACTACTAGTACACTAGGTTTGGTTAAGCTAGGTAATGATACAGAGCAGACTGTTGCAGCTAACTCTGTAACAGATACAGTAAGTAGAAGCTATGCAGTACAGCTTAATAGTAGTGATCAGATGGTTGTTAACGTCCCTTGGGTCGATACTAACACAGACACAACGTACAGCACAGCTACAACTAGTGCTCTTGGGTTAGTCAAGTTAGGTGATGATACAGATCAAACTGTTGCAGCTAATAGCGTAACGTCTACAGCAAGCCGTACCTATGCGGTTCAGCTTAACAGCAATGATCAGATGGTAGTCAACGTACCTTGGACCGATGCTAATGATAACACTACCTATACAGCAGGTACTGGTTTAACTTTAGATGGCACAACCTTTAACGCTAACGTAGATGCTACAACACAGACTGTGGCATCAGAAACCGTATCAGCTACAGCAAGCCGTACATATGCAGTACAGACAGACAGTAGCGATAACCTAGTAGTAAACGTACCTTGGACATCTCCTAGTACACTATCTTCTACAGGTGCAGTACTTATTACGCCAACTACTAGTGAAGCTGGTTCTATAAATAGTCCTGAAGTAATTATTAAAAGTGCTGCTACCCCCAGTAATGACACTAGAGCACCAGATTTAGTTTTGTATAATACAGATACGGTATTAGGCACACCTTCAACACTAGGGGAATTTCAATTTAGAGGTGATAATGCATCTAGTAATACTACAACTTTTGCTTCTATTGTAGGGACAGCAATGTGGACAACTGATGCTGATGAAGATGGTAAACTTTCTATCTTTATTAAATCAGATGGCAGTAATTTTAATGTTTTTGAAGCCTTTTCACAAAACGGAAATGCCTCAACTACTGTGGCAAGTCCAGGAAGTTTATATTTTGAGTCGGGTTCTTCTTCTCCTACATATTATTTTATGCCTCAGTATGCTACAGATAATAATACTAATGTTGACGTTATTATCAGAAACAGAGATACTGTACCTGTAGATGGTCAGGTATTAGGTACATTACGTTTTCAAGGTGAAGACTCTGCAAGTAGTGTAATAGACTACGTATCACTAGAAGCATCTATTGTTGATGAAACAGCCGCTACACAAGACGGTAAGTTTAAAATTAATTTGTATAACGGTGGTTCTGAACGTACTGTATTTGAAGGTAACTATTTAGGTCATACCATTGTTAGTGCAGGTAATGATATATACCTAAAACCTACCAGCGATGACGTATATCTTCAAGGTGCAAATGGTACTAGTGCTCAGGTAAGATTTGGTCTTTCAGGTTCGTCTACACAAACTCTGGAAGCGTCAGGCGTTCTTACTCTTAGAGCAGGAGGTAGCTTAAACAGTACGTTTAATGGTCAAGACTTATCTGTTGAAGGTGCTCTATCCAAAGGTTCAGGCTCATTTAAAATTGACCACCCATTACCAGCTAAGACAGAGACACATCACTTAGTTCACTCCTTCATTGAAGGACCACAGGCTGACCTTATCTATCGTGGACGTGCAGAGCTAGTAGATGGTACAGCTACAGTAAACATCGACACTGCAGCAGGTATGACTGAGGGTACGTTTGTAGTACTGTGTGGTGACGTACAATGCTTCACATCTAATGAATCAGGCTGGACTGCAGTAAAAGGTTCTGTGTCAGGTAACACTCTTACCATTACAGCACAGGACAACACATGCACAGACACTATCTCTTGGATGGTTGTAGGTGAACGTAAAGATCAGCACATGATTGACACTGATTGGACTGATGGTGAAGGTCACGTCATTGTAGAACCTGCAAAGCAGTAGGGCTAAAGTATGTCTATTAACTTGACACCAGAAGAGCTAGAAGCTATGCTTGACCGTGCAGCAAGACGTGGTGCTAGTGAGGCACTAAAGTCTTTGGGCCTACAAGATGAAGACGCACACAAAGACTTACACGAGATGCGTACTCTACTTGAAGCATACCGTGATACAAAGAAGAGCATTTGGTCAACAGTAGTAAGAATAACGACAGTAGCATTGCTATCATTTATAGCAGCATCTGTTTGGATGCAAATAGGGAATAAATAATTATGGCTAAACGATTTGCAGGGTTCACCCCAGAACAGATGGGCAAGATTGTACCTGAAATGCAAGGTATGCAAGGTGATGAACAAGCTAAGTTCTTAGCTGCCAACCCTGCTGCTGCAGCGCGTGTAGGTAAAATGGCAGAAGCTGCTCAGAAGCGTATTGGTATGGCTGCAGGTGGTATGATTAAAACTAAAGGCTATGCCTCTGGTGGTCAGGCTACCCTAGACGCAGCACAACAGAAATATGCCGATGCTCAGAATGCTTTTACAGCAGCGCAACAAAACTTAGCAGCCAACCCAGAAGACCAAACTCTTGTAGACGCTGTAGCTAAAGCACAGGCTGCTATTACATCTGCCTCATCAGAGGTGCAGAACGCTACTGCAGCACTTACAGCTACAGATACTAAATCACTGGAAGAAATGCAAGCTAGTGCTACAAGCGATCCTACAAGTATGGTTACTAAAGGCACTGCAACCAAAGTGAGTGATGAAGATAAGGCTGAAGGTACTCTTACTGAAGGTACTGGTCAAGCTGATGCTGCTCCTACTGCTACGTCTACTACTGCTGACGCTGCTTCAGATGCTGCGGCACCTACAGTAATACCTGCTACTACAACTACTGCTGCTACTGCTGAACAAGGCGTACAGAAAGTGATGGATGAAACACAGGCTGCAAAAGGTGAGGTGAGCGAAGAGGCACAAGTTGAAGCTGCACAGGGCGATCCGAAAAAACTATCCCAGCTAGAACTAGAAGCTGCACAAGGTAAAGCTGCTAAAGTAGAAGATGCACCAACGCGCACTCTTACCAAAGCTGAATTGATTTCTGGTTCTACTGTAGACCAGGCTGCAGTACAGCAAATCTATGGCACAGAGAAGTTAGAAGCTGCTACTGTATCAGGTGAGATGGACCGCTTGATGCAGGACTTTGAAAGTGGCAAGACACCTGCATGGGCTGCAGGGGCTATGAGGGCTGCTACAGCTAAGATGGCTGCGCGTGGCTTGTCTGCATCATCTATGGCAGGTATGGCTGTTGTACAAGCCGCTATGGAGTCTGCACTACCTATTGCACAGATGGATGCAGCCAACAAACAGCAGGTAGCATTAGAGTCTGCACGTCAACGTGCTAACTTCCTTAACATGGAATTTACACAAGATTTCCAAGCTAAAGTTCAGAACGCTGCTAAGATTAGCGAAATAGCTAACATGAACTTTACTGCAGATCAGCAGGTAGCTCTTGAGAATGCTAAGATGGCACAGACCATGAACTTAGCAAACCTGTCTAACCGTCAAGCTAAAGTAATGGCAGATGCTGCTACTATGGCTCAGATGGATTTGACTAACTTGAATAACCGTCAGCAAGCCCAAGTACAAAACGCTAAAGCATTCTTGCAGATGGACATGGCTAACCTCAATAATGAGCAACAGACTGCTATCTTCAAAGCACAACAGATGACTAGCACATTACTGTCTGATGCTGCTGCGGAGAATGCGTCACGTCAGTTTAATGCTTCATCAGAAAACCAAACTAATCAGTTCTTTGCTAACCTATCAAGCCAAGTAGAGCGTTTCAACACAGAGCAAGGCAATCAGATGTCTCGCTTTAACGCGGGTGAAGCAAACGCTATCTCACAGTTTAATGCTACACAGAAAGCAGCACGTGAGCAGTTTAACGCCAATAACCAACTTGTAATCGCACAAGCTAACGCACAATGGTTCCAGTCTATCACTACAGCAGAGACTGCAGCACAGAACCAGATGAACCGTGATGCTGCTATTCAAGCGAGTAAGATGACAGAAACAGCTTACAACTCTGCCGTACAGATGGAACGTGATACAATCAGCTACGCATTTAGAGCAGGTGAATCGTCGGCAGAACGTGACCTAGAGATTGTGCTACAGGGTATGCGTAACGCCATGACAGAAGCAGAGATACAGGCGCAGGTAGACACAGCAAAAGGTAAAGGCTGGGGTAGTATCGCTAATACTGTTGTAGAACTTGGTTTGAAAAAAATATTTAGTCTTGGTTAAGATAGGAATAATTGTAATGGCTGGAATGTTTGGCTCACAATATAATAATACAAAGGTCATGATTGATGACCTGTCTAATTTATCTCAGATGAACACAGCAGTAAAAGCTGATAGTGAAGGTGTCATGAAACCACCGAAAGGTGAAGAGATGGACGCTGGTTCATGGTGGGCTTGGCTGAGTGGTTACACACGTCAGAAGACACAAGAGAACGTTGCACGTGTCCAAGAAGAATTAACTTCTATGGGTGTAGATACTACTGGCCTATCACCTGAGTATCAGCAGAGTATGCTAGAAGGTATTGCACAAGCTAAAGCATATCGTGACAAATTTGATATTACTCAATCCCTAAAGGATAAACCTGTATTACTAGAAGAGCAGGGTGCATTCCCACAGACATCTATAGATCAGCCTGTAGGTGTTACTGAGGAAGCATTAGGTGCAGGTACTGTTGATATTTCACCACGTGCAGAAGAAGGTGAACCACGTGTTATGGGTAGACCTGCGGAGCCAGACCCTGATTCAGTAGATACATCCAAGCCAGAGGCTGGTGGTATCATGGCTAAACCAAGCACTACGGTAAAGAAGAACAGCTTACTAGAGTTTATTGCTTCTGGCGAGGGTGGTTATGATTCAGCAAACAGAGGGACAATAAAACAAGGTACAACAGATAAAATTGTAGGCTCTCAGATGGTGGCATCACGTGGTGGTAGAAAGATTAGTGAGCTAACAGTAGATGAAATCTTAAAGTACCAAGCTATAAAAGACCCTAATAATAAAGATAGACTTTTTGCTGTAGGTAAGTACCAGACGGATAACAGAACCTTCCCTATGGCTGTTGAAGCTTTAGGTTTATCGGGCGATACTGTTTTTTCACCAGAGGTACAGGAGCAGGTAGGTTTATATCTTGTTTCTGAAAAACCGGGGCGTAAAAGATTAAGTAAATACTTAAAAGGTATAGGTGATGTAAGCGCAGATAGAGCTATGTTAGATTTAGCTATGGAGTTTGCATCTATACCTGTTCCTTTTGCGATAAAAAAAGGCTCTTATGCTAATGGCAAATGGCCTAAAGTAGACTTAAAAGCAGGTGATTCTTTTTATGCATCTGGCGGTAAGGGTGGAAACAAGGCTCAACATACAGTAGAGGAAACGCTAAAAGTATTAGAGGAAAACAAAGGTAGTGTACCTTCAGGTAATACTAAAGGTGTTTCCCCTCGTCCTAGACTGAGAGATGACGAATAATGTTAGGTTTACCACTAGAACTAATCACAATGCTAGGATCTACCGTATTAGGTGGAGTCATGAGCATATGGGGCCAGAGTATAAAGGCCAGACAAGCAGAGCAGAAGATGCTTATGGAACGTGCTAACGCTAACGCAGGGTTTGTACAACAAGCACGTGAAGCAGGTAAGAACGATAAACATTTCGCTTGGACGCGAAGACTTATTGCATTGTCTGCTGTATTTGCTATAATTGTTTTACCAAAGCTAGTCGCAGTATTCTACCCAGAAGTAGGTGTATATGTAGGCTACACAGAAATCCAAACAGGTTTCTTTGACTTTATCTTTGGGCCGGGTGAAGAAGTAGTTAAGTGGAAGTATGCACAAGGCTTCGTTATCACCCCACTAGACACGCACATTGTATCAGCCATTGTTGGTTTGTACTTTGGTGCAGGATTTACTAAATAGGATATTGCTATGGCAGATTTATTTAATGCGCCCATACCCGGCGAATCTCTTACATCAGAACCCGGAAACTATCCTTGGGAACAGCCACCTCTACATGCCGATCCTATGGATGCTTTAGAGTGGCATATGGAACAGCTTACTGATGAAAAAGTTACAGACAATGTAATTGATATGATGGATGTAGGTGTCCCTGTTGAGATCGTTGCTGATACCATGCTAACCTCTGCTATCATGAATGGTATTCACTCTGTGGACGTAAAGATGCTATTGAAGCCTGTTTTACACATGCAGGTAAAAGCTCTAGGTGATGTAGCTGGTATTGATTACAAAGAGTTCATGTCTGACTATGATGACAAAGATGAGATCGCTCGTTTGAAACGCCAGAAACGTATTGCTGCAAAGCTGGGTGTACAGTCTAAACTGAATAGCACACCTAAAGATAAAGGTGACATGCTCGAAGCTGAAGTAGCAGAGATGATGACGCAAGAGCCACAAGAAGAAGAGATGGCACCAGAAGCAGAAACAATGGCACCTGAACAAGGTATTATGGCGAAGGAGCAAATGTAATGGCTATTTCAGGAGCATTCGGCGCAGGGTTTGTTCAAGGCTTTGGCGAGAGCATGAAGAAGAATGCTGAAACTCGTGCAGAGAGACAGCAACGCTACGTAGATAGCATGATGGAGAATGCTAGACGCATGGCTCCAAAGTATGCACAAGACCAAGCAACAGCTACAGCTACTATTGGTTTGATGAATGAGTTTGAAACTCGTTATGGCATACCTAATGAAGAGTTTATCGCTTTAGCTCAGACACACGATATTAATAAAGTGTATGAAAATATTCAGATCGCTGAACAAGGTTTACGTGATGGGCAAAAGCTTGACGTAAAAAGTCAAATCCTTGGTGCGCTAAAGATACCAGAGGGTGCTAAACTACCTGATGGCATGACTGCAGAGGATGCTGTACGTAGTATGGTTCTAGGTTATTCTCAGAATGTTAGCTCTAAACCAGATGACACCTCAGAGACACATAAAAACATGTCTTGGGGTAAAGCTATCTCAGATGTACTTGTACTAAACCCACGTGCATCTGCAGAAGAGCAAATCTCTGCTATGCAGGTTGCTGGTGTACCTGTACAAGAAATACTACAGTATCAAGCTGCACAAGGGGGTACTTACAACCCACTACAGAACGTAACACGTACTGGTGTCATAGACTTTTCTGATGACTATAAAGATTCAGACTTTGAGACATCATCACGCTCATTCACACGTACATTCAACAGCATTCTATCAGGTTCAGAAGACCTAGCACTAGCAGGTGCAGATACACTAGAAGAAGCTATGGCTAATATTGGTGTAAATAGTACAGAAGCCCTAGCTAAATCAACTACAGCAGCAGGTGTGTCTATGGCAGACCTAGAGCTAGACCTAGCCAACAATGGTATGCGTAAAATCAACCGTGACCGTGCGCTTGTACGCCTAGCCTCTGAGGTTAACATGGGTTCAGAGATGGTATCTCTTAACGAAGCTGTTGATAGCGGCCTAGCTATGCGCATGATTGAAGAGTCTCTAAATAAGAACGGCAAGCTTACACAGGAATACATTGATGCTATTCTCTCTAACCGTGAAGTAGATCAGGTAAAAGCTGATGAAGTAACAGCAGCAGCACAAGATACTCCTGCATTCTTATCAGACCCTGCTATACCAACACTAGGTGGCGGTACAGTCGGTGGTCCTGACGTAGGTGACAGACCATCAATGCCTGTAATGCCAGAGGATGAGGTTGATACAGTAGCAGAGCCAGCAGCAGAACAGCAGAGCTTGATTGACACTATCAAATCCAATGAAGAGTCACAAAGCTTTATGGATATGATTACACCAAATGGTTTGATCGCAGGTAATGCTGCTACAGTAGCACAACAGCAAGATGACTATGTTGAGCGTACACGTGAAGCTGCGTCCAAGATTACGTACTCTGCATATCAGCGTATGCTAGAAACTAAAGCAGGACGTGAGCGTTTGAAAGAGATGGGTCTACCTACGCAAAAGTTCCGTACTGGTAAAGACCGTGCATTAGCGTTTGGTGTCATGAACCCAGAGCAATACTTTGCACCTGAAGCTGATGCTGTAACTGAAGAAGAACGAGATCCTATGACACGTTCAGAATTTACAACATCTGATGATGGGTTAGCACTACTTAACTACTTGATGGATGAAGAAGAGCTTACAGGGGATGCTTCTCTTGAGGATATCAAAGACGCTGTGGCTGCATGGTTTGGTGATAACCCAACTGTAAACGTAGGTGCAGAGGTTACAGCAGAAGACGTTGCTAAATCTATGAAACAAACATTAACTCTGTTGGCACAGGAAGACTAATGGCTGATACAACATACTACACACAAGAGAGTATGAAAGATAAAAAGCTATCTGATCTTAAAGACAACGATGCCTTTTTGAATGATGCTATTACCTTTCTGAAAAGTCGCCGTAAGGGTTACGATGATGAAAAGCTATCCAAGTATACGACAGAGGATGTTGTGTACGATGTGCTAGAACACTTCCGTGTGATGAACACAAACGAAGTGACTATGGCAAAAGACTACTACTTTATGGATGACGATAACACGTCTGACAAAGAGAAGCAGTCATACGCACGTCTTATGTATGCCTTTGATAACGCCAAGGGTGAGGGTATTCTAGACGGTGGCTTTGCAGGTATTCGTGACTATGCAGAGGGTATAGCTACAGCACCTTCTACTTATGTGTCAGCAGCAGCCGTACCTCTTACAGCAGGTACAGGTACAGCAGCCGTACAAGCTTCCAAATTAGCAACACAGCAAGCCCTAAAGCAGTTTGCTAAAAAGCAGATTGGTCGTGGTGTATTGACTGCCGCACTAGATGGCTCTGTAGCAGCAGGGTCACAGCTTGGTATTGAGATCAATAAAAAGAAAGCTGGTAAAGCTATTGATGAAGACTACGACATTAGTGGTACAAACATTGCTGCTGCTGGTGTTCTAGGTGGTGCCATCGGTGGTGCAGCTTACGCTATCCCTACACGACAGCAATACAAAGGTGCAGAGCGTCTGGTTAACAGACTAGAAGAGGGTGCTACACAAAAGGCTGCACGTGAAGCAGAGGCTGTAGAGAGAGCCTCACAGTCGTTGAAGGAACAAGCTGCTACCCCAGAGGGTCGCAAGATGATTAAGTGGACACAGAACAAGCTTCTGGCTTCCATTGATCCTAAACTTGTAGAAGAGGGTAAAGCTGCCAAGGTAGACATTCTGAGTGAAGACTTACCAGATGGACTAATTGGTGGCCTAGACGCGGGTACGATGAAGCGTCTGAGTGCTGCTGCAGTAGACCTAGCAGAAGCCCTAGAGATCAAGCCTGAAAAAGGCCAACGTATTACAGAGTTTTTAGCACGTCAGGTGGAGACAGGTGATGATAACGTATTTGATATTGTTCGTAAGCGTTATGGCCTTACTCGCCGCCAACTATCAGCAGTATATGCAGCAGAGGTATCAGAAGCTGCGCGTTTGTTGCAACAACAAGGATCGTGGCTGAATAATCGTGGTGCTAGAATTACTGGTCAAGAAGCTATCGACGCATCTAAAGACTTCTCTGATAAGCTGACCAAGCTGTATGACCAAGGTATGTCTACTGTGTCAGGCAAAGAAGCTGCAGAACTAGATGCTGCACGTCTGTCTATGACATCTGGTAGACGCGCTATCAAAGCTCTTAAAGGGCTAGAGGATGCTAGACGTGCATTCATGACATCACAGCCAGCTACAACCATGCGTAACAACATCTTTGGTGTCGCTATGACTGGCATTGATATGTTGGATCAGATTAACTTGTCTATCCTACAAGCTGCAGGTTTCGGTGGTGAGAAGAAGAACGCAGGTGCTACATTCAAGGGTGCTACGGATACACTAACTTATCTTACTAAAGATGCCTACGTAGCTGATGCCCTTGTGACTATGCTTAAAGAGGATGCTCCAGATCTTGTGTCACGTGTGTTTATGGATGCTGCTACAGCAGAGGCAAGCTTGGTACGTAATACTGCACTAGCTAAAGCAGGTACAGCAGCCAACGCACTTAACACCATGTCTGACCACGTGTTTAAGAAAGCTGTGATTGCTTCTTACATTGACCGTAAGTTAGCACAAGAAGGTTCATCTTTGATGGATTACATGGCACAGGGGCGTATCGCTGATCTGCCTGATGACATGGTAAACGAAGCTCTTGATGAAGCTTTGGCATTCACATTCCAACGTAGGTTTGGTGGACCGGGTGCTAGTGATATTAACAAGGGTGTAGGCAAGATCGTTAGCGGCATTCACAAATATGGCCTTACTACAATCGTACCATTTCCACGCTATATCGCTTCACAGGCCAAGTTCTTGAATGACTACACAGTGTTGAACCTGATGCGTAAGAAGGGTGATATTACTGCTGAAGAGTTTTCAAAGCAGATGACTGGTGCAGCTATGTTTGCTGGTGCAGCTTACATGCAGATGGACAACATTCAGAATGGACTAGAGTGGTACGAAGAGCGTATGACATCTGGTGAGACAACCAACGCACAAGCAGCTATGGGTCCAGCAGCATTCATTCACTTTGCAACTAACTGGACTATGCGTAAGGCTAATGGCCTACCCACAAAAGAGTGGAACGAAGTACGTAAAGATGCACAAGCTATTTTGCTTGGTACAGAGTTCCGTCCTGGGGGTGGTGCTTTAGGTGACTTGGAGAATGCTTTTGTAAATGGCACACCAGAGCAAGGATTGAAGGTTGTAGGTGATTACCTGAGTTCATTCACGTACCCTGCTGCAGTAGTCAAAGACTTCTATGGTCAGTTTGATGCACGTTCATCTTACATCCCACAGACACGTGATGCTACTGTATCTTTGTGGGACATGGGTGGTATGGACTTTAACAGCACATACTTGTTACAGCGTTTTGGTAAGTCACTACCAGACTTTAACCTAGATGAAATGACAGGTCGCCTACAGCAAGATACAGGTATTGAGATCAACACAGATGGTCTACAAGGCTTGTTAAAGTGGATGGGTGGTTCAGCACGTACACAGTTCCAACTTATGGAAGAGCGTAACCGTGACACAGGCTATGACGCTGTACGACACAACATCTTTGGTGATGGTCCTCTACGTCAGCTTGATCCATTCATGAAGCAGATCACAGGTTTTACCAAGAACGCACCAAAGAATGAGCTAGAGATGGAAATGTCAAAGCTTCAGCTAGATGCGTTCAAAGTATATAACGAATACAAAGAGAAGAACACAGCACTAGAGCTAATGACTCAACAGATGCTGCAGGGTAAGCTTGCTGATGATGCTATCGCTTACATCAAGTCTGACTCTGTGTATGTGAATGCTGATATGGCTACAAAGCGTGACCTACTCAAGCAGCGTCTACAAGCCAACATTCGTGATACACGTGCAGATGCCAGAACAATCCTGTCAGACTGGGCGCGTAAGAATGAAGATTATCGTGGTGACTTTAATGCGTATGTACGTGGCGAGTACAAAGCCCTATCGCGTAATGAAAAAGAACAAGCTAAGAATGCTTGGGCATTACAGGCAAAGCGTTATGGTTTCTCTGGTAAGACTTATGCAGAGGCTATCAAAGAGATTGACGCTAGTGACTATGACGAAATGGAAAAGGACACTAGGGCTTCGATACTCACACTCTGGTTTATCCAAGGTGGTAAGACTAGAACGAAAGCCATTAAAGAGTCAGCAACAAGATAAAGAAAGGGGGCCAAGCGGCCCCTCTTTTATTTTATACCATGATCACTGGCTGCTAGTCTAGCCCACATCATGGCTTCGATCAGGCGTTCCCTAGCATTCTCCCTCTGTTCACACTCATATAGATTATCATATATGTAATCATCTAAGTTCCGTACAGCTTCACGTAGTCCATCGTTAAACTGCTTAGTTTTGGCTTCGATAAAGTCGTGTGCTTCGAGTTCGATTTTCATGCCATTGCTATGATCTTGTCGATTGCTGCATGTAGCTCTTGTGGACTCATAACAACACGTTTGTTGCTTGCATAGTCACCATCTTTATCATAGCCACTAAACTCAACCACAAAACCGTTATCTGCAATCTCTACTCGAAAGTCGGTTACTTCTTTGGTTACTTCTTTGTTTGGCATATCAAAGTCCTTCTGCCATAAATACTTTTACCCACTCAGCACAGATGTCACTACGTACAATGTCATCTACACCAAACTCTACAACAGGGACAGGCAGCATGTGTTTCTTTGCTAGGTGTATGGCTTTAGATAAACCGTCACCTTCTTTTAGATCAGACTGCTGCGCGTCACCGTTAAGTACAATTTTACTTCCTTCACCAACGCGAGTCAACAACATCTTTAACTCATGAATAGTTATGTTCTGGGTCTCGTCTACGATGATGAAAGCATTGTCAAAGCTACGCCCACGCATAAGCGCAAGCGGAGCCATTTCTATGTTGCCATTCTTGATAGCGGTATCAACTGTACCTTTACCAAGATGCTTCTGTAGTACGTCAAGTACAGGTAACGCCCAAGGGTATGTCTTTTCCTCAAGCGATCCAGGTAAGAAACCAATGTCTTTACCAACAGCCACGTGTGGACGTGTGATAACAATACGATCAACTTCTTTGAGTGTGTACAAGTCAGCCGCATAGGTAGCTGTGACATAAGTTTTACCTGTACCTGCTGGACCTAGAATGAATACCTGATTGCTAGACTTTAAGCTATCAAGCAACTCTTTCTGTTTGTTATTTACAGGTACAAGACCAGAAACCTCTTTGGCTGCTGCGTTCTTGTAGTTAGTCTTCCGTCTAGTTCTAGTTTGTTTCTTTGGGAAGTCTGTTACACTCATTATGTTCCTTTCGGTACTTCAGAACAGTACGCTACTACGTAAGCTTCGGGGTTGGGGCGAGTAGCCATATGACTGTAGTACGTAGCCTCTGAATCTTTCTGACACTGCTTTAAGTCACGGTAGGGGAAACCTTCAGCATACGAGAACATACCTGCACCATCAATCAGCACGACTACTAGAACCCACATTAGTTTAGCTTCTCTTCGATGTATTCAACGCCTTGATTAACCTTTGGTTCAGCATAGTCATACACTTTAGTACCAACATCATTAGCAAAGTTTAGACCTACAATAATGAAAGCTGTTGTAATAATAAATTCGATCATGTTAGATACTCCTTTAGATCGGTATAGCCGCCGATATGAGTTCCTTTATCGTTAAACACCTGCGGCACGGTAGTTATACTGGAACGCTTCAATAAAGACAACAACCATTTGCTGCTGTCCGACTGAATATTATATTCTACGTATTGAATACCTTTACCCTTCATTAGGGTTTTGGCATCATCGCAGAAATTACATTGATCACGTGTGATTATCACGTACATCTTTTCTCCATTTTAACTCATCTAAGAGTTTTCTCTGTTCGTAATCAGACATGATAATCCAATCACGTATTTCATCTATAGTTCTGTTACACCCCACGCACTCACCGTTTTCTATTCGGCATATGAGTACGCAGGGTGACTGTTGGCTACCTACACTAGGTCTACGATTTCGCATGAGTCACCAGAGCAAGCCATTGTCTGCATAGACACAGTGTTATCCTCTTGTTCATACTCTGATAGCTTAGTCCAGTCAATAGACTTTGGCATCAGTTTAAGTAGACGCTGATACTCACCTTTGTCGCAGTCCTGATACGGTGCTTGCTGATACGTATGATCAGAGTGAGGCAAGAACGATACACCAGACATTTCATCAAAGTGTTTGTACACGAATGCACCCACGTCTAGCCATTCAGATTCGCGTACTGAGATAGTCACCGATGGTTTATGCTCACACCAATGACGCTGATACGTTAGCCATGTCTCTAGTTGTTCGATAGCAGTCATATCATTACGTGTCACAGCACCTGCAGGTGACTTCTGAGGGAAGCTGAATACCGTAGTAGTATCACCCTTAAAAACACAAGGCTCTGATGGGATACCTTGATCCTTCATAAACTGTGTTAGTGGGTCTTTGTTATCGCCACGGACAGTACGAATATAGTAGGGGCTATGACGAGCATGAATCCCAGAAGCAGAATCAACCAACTGTGAGACAGTACCTGACGGTTTAACGCACGTGATAGCAGCAGAGGCAGGGATGCCAAGGCGTTCAGACCACTCAGCGTTAGTAGTAACAGCAATGGATCGTAGATGCTCAAGTGTCTTCTCCAGTCCTTTGTTCTTGGCAGTCATAAGAGGGTTATCCATGATGCCTGTCAATGACACACCAAGTAGACGTTCTTCTTCTGTGTTCTTCTGCCATACTTTACGTAGGTATGGAAACTTAGTGAAGCTAGACTGGATCGTACCCAGAATTGTAGCCAACTTAACCTTACGCTCCAAGTCTTCAATACTATCTGTAGCCCGGACAACGCACTCCGTTAAGTTGCAAAACTGGTAGGGGCGCAAAATTATTTCAGAACATGGATTGGTCCCAAACTCATAGTTGCTATCACGTCTGCCAAACTTCTCAGCTTGCTTCTTAGATGCTTGACGATTGAACACACCGCGCTCACCAGACTTAGACTCTACAAGAGCAGTCCACTCACGCATGAATGTCTCTACGTCAGGCTTCTCGGTATAGCTTACAGAGTTATTAGCCAAGGCACGATGCGCTGCTGTTTCCCACCATTGACCAGACTTAGCGTGACGCATACGGTCATCTGATAAGTTAGACAAAGAGATCATAGCACTACGGCGTACTCCACCGACTACAACAATCTGTCCTATAAAGCACATCAGGTCATGACATTCTAGTGATGATAGCTTGCGGCCCTGTGCGCCTTTGAATGTATTCACAGCAAAGTTGAATAGCTCTACTAGTGGTGCAGGACCAGAGGCACGTCCACCAAACGTCTTTAGTCGCGCACCTGCAGGGCGTACTTTAGATACATCCCATTTAGGAATTTCACCAGCCCAGAGGAGTGCCAAAACTTGACGGAAAGCTTTCGCCCAACCTTCCTTACTGTCCTTCACGACGATTGTGGTATCACTCTCGAAAAGCTCTGGGACATCTGGCAGCTTGCTGATGAATTGACGCTCGACACTGAACCCGACACCAGTACCACACAAGAGGATGAACATAGCCTCATCAAAGCTCTTGGGATCATCGACAGGTAGATAGCTACAGTTATAACCTGCTGTGTTATCACGCTCTAACGCAGGTCCGGAAGTCATCATAGCTCTCATAGATGGCATGATCTCTAGGCTCAAAATAGCATCACGAATTTGATTGATGTATGTGTCATCACCTGCTGCTGTACGCACAACGTTATCCATATAACGCTCTACTGTTTCGTCCCAATTCTCACGCCCTTTACCATCAAAGTATTTGGCATAGCGTGACTTGTGAATGAATGATTGGTAGTCTGTTGGTAGTAAGTTGTTCATCGGTTATCACCACTCCCACGTAGTTTGTTTCGTTTCTGTCTATCGTCTAGTTTCTGGATGTTAAGCTCTAGGATTTCCTGTAGCCCACGCCCATAGATGTTACCTAGTGCAGTAGCATAGAATACCACATCACCAAGCTCCTTCATAATTTCCTCATTAGTAAAGCGGCTGCTGTCACGAACAAGCTTCTTCATCTTCTCCGCTACTTCACCTGCCTCACCAACAAGGCCAAGAGTATTCTCATACAAACGATCTTGTCCCTCTGTTAGAATTTTATTCTCTACCCAACCAGAGTAAAAGTCTGCCCAGTTAATAGGGTCAGCATCTGGGAACATATCGTAGTACCCCATAGTCTTTAAGTCTTCATTACTTATCATCGTTCTTTCACCACTAAGTTTTCTATTTTTATATCATCAACATCATACATAACATCCTTCAAAAGATCGTGTACATCTTCTTCGTGATTGTCTTCATATGATGATAAGATATTGTTATCTTCATCTATCTGAATAAGAAACGTTACGCTAAACTTTCTCATTTATGCTTCTCTTTATAAACTTCAATTAGTTTGTTCAAGTACCATTGTGCCTTTTGCAAATCCTCTAGGCCATTCTTGTAACGGTAACGCCAGATGTACTTCATGATGTTACCTTGTAGATACCCTTCTGCTTGCTCATTAGTAGCAGCCATGATTGCTTCAATAGCTTCAATGCCACCAACATTATAGTGTACAGGTTTATTTACTGGATCACTCATGCACTTCCCTCAGTCTTTGTCCAAGCATTTAACGTAATGATGTTACCGTCTGTTTTGTAACCCTGTTCTTCTTCTTCGTGCTCTTTAAGAGCTTCAGCATATTGGTCAGGATATAGCTCTTTTACCATATCGTGTTTATACTCGTCAATATAATCCATGATGTCTATATTATCTTGTACAAACGCTAGTGCTGCTGCCATAGTCAAAGCTGCATCTACTGCTGCTTGACCTGATACACCTGTGACATCAGTACCAAAAGTAATACCAGTACGTAACTCCATAGTCCATTCACCATCTTCATCAAGTACAGGCTTAACTAGGACTGCTACTTCATCACTACCTAACTCATAACCCATCATACTCTCCGATCTACTTTTACACGTTGCTCTTTCATACGACTGCCTTTTTCTTTTAGCCATTCTTCTGGTATTACACGATGCGCCCATTTGAAACCCTTTTGTTCGCACCAATCGCAGTAACGTGATTTAGCACCTTTGTAGAGCTTTGCGTTTGCATTACTGAATACGAAACGAATATCTAATGTAGGGTGCTGACGCTGTACTTCAACATGTTTGCGTCTATCTGCTGCACTAAATATACCTTTCGTTTCGATTATGATACCGTTGTCTAGCTCAAAGTCTGGTGTGTAGGTTCGATACTTGAGGTCTTCCCACTCGATTTTAAGCTTCTCATACTGGACTTTCTTTTGTCGAGACTTGAGGAAAGCAGCGGCCTCTTCTTCAAGGCCACTACGATAAGTTTTACTTAGATGTCTACGCTTAGACACCATCAGACTCTTGATCTGGTAAAGTATTGATCTGATCTTCTGCAGGTGTTTCAGCAATCTGAATAATCATACCACCTAGTTGATTGCAACGCGCGTCAAGAACTTGCATCAAGTAATTCATACGCCCCATCTCTTCACGGGCTAAGTTAATTTCCTGATACATTTTCATCTGATCTTCGTTGAAGTCATCTGTATAGTAGTCTTTTTCATTAATTGTTAGTTTAGGCATTGCCATCTCCAATATAAACGTAATCTACCAAGGGGGGGTTTAAAGCCTTAGAAGGTCTACTAGGTAGTGTTTGTAGACCAGTATGGCACTTATGCTTAAAGTTACAGAACTTACACTCTTGAGGCAGCACAAGGTTTCCTGTCTGCTTCTTATAGAATGTCTCTGGCTCTGCCTCAAAGCAACGCTCAAAAGGTGCATCACTTTCAATGTAGTCTACTAGGGCTTCTATCTTTCCAAGCTCTTCATCTACATCAACACCTTCTGCAGGAACGTACTTAAACTCGCCATTAGCTTTGTTGACTACCCACCAACCGCCGACATCTTTACCTGCGCCCTGTGCGTAACCTACAAGCTGTGCGATATATCCAAACGCATCACCTGACTTGAGTGTTTCAAAGTTCTCAAACTTGTTGCGATAAGACCAAGGTGATGCAGACTTTACATCATCAATCTTACCATTAAGTTCCATATCATACTCGCCTTTGATCTCATGACCATTGGAAAGCTTTAGTGTGCATTTGTCGTTATCTTTAAAGTCTACACCTGCTGCACGTAGCAACCCTTTGAACACAGCCTCAACAATATCGCCAAGTATCATGTTCATCAAAAAGTGTGGTGGTAGAGGTGTCTTGTCTTCTGAGTCATTCTTCTCAAACCATAGCTGACACTTAGGCTTGCCAATGTTTGACATACGTAGACGGAACGCATCCCGGGGACCGCTATCAAACTGCTTGTACAAAGCCGCCTCAACATCAGAGGCAACCTGTTGGGCTACCTCTTTTGACATTGTGGTTTCACCTGCCATAGCTTTCTGCAAGAATGCAAAGACTGCTAATTCAGCTGGATGGTTCATTACTCTTCTACCTCTACGATAGATGCAACAAGTTCATTGTCGGCTGATGACAGACCATCGCCACTACGCTCATTATATTTATCCAAGATAGTTCCGTTGATGTACTCAATAAACTCTAGGAAGTTAGCTAGTGTTTCGTTGTCATCACCACCAAGGTCAACCTTGTCACCCATGTCAGCAGCAATATAACCAAACGTAGCACCAGTAGGGATTTTACCCATAGCAGGTGATAGCTTAATTGTTGCCATAGGGGGCAGCATGTTCTGCTTGGCGATCTTGGCTAGTACAGCATCTAGAGCCTTTAGTGAGTCACGGTTCTTTACATCGAACACAAATGGTACATCCACAAAGTCACCCGCTACTGGGTTACCCTGCGCGTCTACTGGGTTATCCAAAGTGACTAGGCCAAAGTAAACCTTAACACGTTTGACGCTACGGATCAGAGACTTGGTTGCCTCTGGTAGTGCATTGAAATCTTCGATGTAACCAGATGGTCGGCCCAGGTTGACACCACCAATACTATCCTTAAGGTCACCGTTTAGTGAATTAGATAGCACAGACTTTTCCATCTCGCCTGAGTCACCGTTCCAACGCTGCCACTGATTACGTACAGCAAACACACGGATAGATGCATTCTTACTGTAGATTACGTTATCGCCTTGTGTAAGTTTGTATGCACCCTTTGGCATAACGGGTTTCATGAGGACATCCCCATTCACCTCTACTTCTTTTTCGATAACCTCTTGGTTAACATTTAGTCGTGCCACAGCAGGTGTAGCTGACTGGGCAGGGGTACTTGATACACCCATTAGTTCTGCCATTGATTGACCGCGTTCTGTTGCGATTGCTAATTCATTACTCATTTATTTTCTCCTATGAGCAGTTTCGGAATCTGTAGTTATACACTACACATCTACTGTGTCAAGCCAATTAGGACCAATCTTAGCCTCTAAAAGGAGTGGTACATTCATACGAATGCCATACACTTTTTCTACCATATCTGTCAACCCATCATTCATATCATTTACTAATTGTAATACAATATCTTTCTCGTCTGGGTGTATGTCTACTACTACTGAGTCGTGGACAGTATTAACTATGCATGAGTAGTAAGGCTGTAGACGTTTATGCATTTCGTTAAGCACCACAGGGACAACATCCCCGGTGGCAAAACCCTGTACTGGATAATTCTTGATGTTGGTGAAATGTGTTACACCGCCATTGGTTCTACGTTCTACATCAGGGAACGCATACTGCCGCCCAGAAATGTTGGTAATCTTGTTGAAGCGTAGTGCCTCTTCTGCCAAGTTCTGATGCCAAGCAGCTACGCCTTGGTACTTCTCATTAAAGTGTTCATAGTAGGCTTTCTCCGCTTTGGAACGCCCGAACCCAGTAGCACCAAACAGCGGAGCAAAGGTATGTTCCTTGGCTTCCTGACGTGTGGTGTACTGACCTGCATCAGAGATAACCTTGGCTGTATAGCTGTGTACGTCAAACCCTGTAGCAATTTCTTCCATAGCAACCTCATCCTGTGCTAGGAATGCAGCGGTACGAAACTCTAACTGTGCAAAGTCGGCTTCCATGATGTAGCCGCCATCCCAACGTGACACAAATACTTTCTTCACAGGGAATGTGTTACCACGTGGCATGTTCTGCATATTAGGATCGCGTCCAGAGAAGCGGCCTGTAGCTGTGATATGCTGCGTCAGGTTAACGTGCAGTATGCCATTCTCTTTTGTGTGTAGCTCAATAGAATTCACAAAGTTAGAGATGTAGCTGTTGACTGCATTCAAACGTTTCATGTCTGTCAGCAAGTCGATAGCGTCCTGCATGTTATTATTCTTTGCTGTAGCAATCAGAACGTCTAGCTCTTTCTTACCTGTGTTGAAACCGTTGTCACTAGCCCAGTCTTTGTTAGGTGGAAAGAACCCAAGCCCTGCCATCTTGTTCGTCTTACGTAGTTGGTAGCCACGTGCATCACAGTCCTTACATTTGTTAGGTTTAGCAAACTTTGTGCCATCCTTCTTTACCTTAAATGTTTTACCCTGACCCTCACATGTAGGACAGGTGAAAGCTTCTGTCTTACGGATCAGAGTAGAGTTAGCTTCGACAGTCTTCTTGAACTCTTTAGCGTCCTTCACGAATGTGAATAGACCCTTCCAGTCCTTCTTGTTATTCATCTCACGTGAGAAGATAACCTTAGACTTCTGCTCTGATGAACGTAGGTTGATAGGTGTGTCGCCCATAAGGTCACGTATCTTATCTTGTAGCCTTGTTTCAATCGTAGCACGTTCATGCTCGAACTCTTGACGCACATCTTCTAGTACATCTAAGTCTACTTTAACTCCTGACATGTACATTTCTGTGAGGGTTTTACAGGTGTCGAAGGTAACTTGTCTAACGTTATGAAGGGACTGACTGTCGGATTGGGCAAAGTCACGCTCTTGTTGGTGGAACAACTCACTAGTTGTGAGCAGATCAGCCCGAAGATAAAGGCTGAGAGAAGAGAGATCGGTTTCATTGGTATTGATTCCTTTCTTGAGGCACGTTGATAGGTAGTCCTCTTTCTGTTCTGCCAAACCTCTACGTTCAGCAGCAGCCCCAAGTCCAACAGGGTTACGCTGCCCACGGTCTAGTAAGTATTCAGAAAGCATCGTGTCATAGACTGGGCCATCATAGACAAACCCACATTCCCACAGCCACATCATATCGAACTTGGCATTGTGGATGATAAGTAAAGACGTTTTATCTAATATGGCCTGTACGAATGCACGGCCTGAACCATCAATATCTTTCTCTTCATTGTGATCTAGGTTGATGATATGCAATTCATCTGTGTTGTCTGCATTAGCCATACCAACCTGAGTAAGGCTGTTATCCTTCTCATATGGATCGTTAAAGATTACAGACTTACCCTTGGCATTCTCTCGCCATGTCACACTAGTTTCTACGTCTAATACTACTCTCATGTACCCTCTCTTACGCGCGGAATATCGCACGATCACCGTCTAGCATACAAACTACACGTCCGTCAAACCCATTAATCTTGTTCTTCGCAAAATTGATATGGCGTTCTGGGTTGATGCCCTCACCCTCAACATCTTTAGTCTTGGCGATCAGTAGCATCAAATCTGCTTCTGCTGCCTTACCTGTCTTCGATCCTTCCATCATAGACTGATCTAGGTCTACCCGCCCCTCTGCTACGGCTGATAGCTGTGACATCCACAGAACAACACAGTCGTACTGCTTGGCTATGTTACGTGCATGAATGGCTGCTGCCTTTAGCGTCAGGTCTGTGCGTTCACTTGAGCTATCAGCAAACTTATCACCCATGTCTAGAATCAACACGTCAGGCTTGGAATGCTTGACTACTGACTCAACCCATTTCATGTCTTTACCTGTACTGTCTTTGATACGCACATTCTCTTTTACAATGTCATAACGTTTACGTGCCAATACAGGGTTCTCACGTATCTCTTTCATGTTCATGTTAGAAGCGGCACATAGGTAGCGAGATGCGACACGTGTATACTTCTCTTCGTTACACAACACTACTACCTTGGCACCTTGATGCGCCCAACCACCCTCTGCTGCTACCAGAGAGGCATGAAAGCTAGTTTTACCAGTATTAGGACGAGCACCAACCACCACAAGATGCCCACCAGTAACCCCTTCCACTTTTTTAGTGAGAGTTGGAATGTTAAACTTCCATTGTGCTTCCAGATCAGCGGCATCAAGTAGAGTGTCAAAGCTATGGTCATCCCACTCAACACGGACATCAGGAGTAAAATCATCTTTGTAATCCTCTAGTAATCGACGCAGAGGTTCGAGCGTATCTAGTGATCCGTTGACACACTCGAAACCTATGTTCGCTATCTTCTCACCCAAGAATTGTTGGAACATCTTTGAGAATGTATCCGAAGCAATTTCAGGATTGATTGGCTCAATAATATCTAACTTCTTGAACATATCATCATATGTACTTTTGTTAGCTGTAGTGAGCGTTTGGTTTTGTGTAAGAAACACAGCCTGTAAATCCTGTGGTGTCAGGTCTGTATCATACTGTTCCATAGCACCATCAAGAGCTTGCTTGATCTTACGCACGTCCTTTGTGAATAGTTCGTTGCGTGATAGCAGGTTCTTGTGCTGCTCATAAAACTCTTTGTTTAGTAGTGATTTAATTAGACCCAGTTCGATCATCTTCGTTCCCTCGTAACATTTTAATTAGTGCCTCAAGACTAGCCAAAGGCCACAGTACTGCAAATAGAATACGGCCCCACCCACTGCCCTCTTCTACTTCTTCTGTTATGTATAGTAACAAGGGCATAGCAAAGATATACATAAACAATGCCCCTGTAATGTAATCAATCATAGCTCACCCTTCATTACTACCTTATGCATTCCTTCTGTACTATTTAAGGATGCCAATATTTCTACAAGCTGTGCGTATGTCAGTATGATCATATCATAGGTGTTAGCATCAGAGTCAAACTGTCGAATGAACACCTCGCTATCATCGCCTATGATAACCTCTACATCATCATACATCCCTGTATCATCTAGAACAGTAATGATAGATGCATCACTCTCAAACTCAACCGTGAACATTGTTAGCCTCATCACGCTCCAAAGATGCTTTACGTTCTTTGTCCGTCATTGGTTTGATCTGTTTGGTTTCGTAATCCACAACGACTGCTGTGTTCCAGTTATCCTGTTCAGCCCGGGCTTCTTCTAGTGTATCGAATAGACGTGGCTCCGGAAAGTTGTGAAACTGTGTTGGGTTCTCTGGTACATACATCCAGTCACCATCAACGTCGATCATTAGTGCATATTTTTTAGTCATTGTTTTCTCCAAATTTGTATTCTGTAAGACCCATGTTTTCTTCTATGAAGTCATACACTTTTTGTATGTCCATCTGTGCTGCTGCACAATAGATTACTAGCTTTAGACCTTCCTCTGCTAACATACCTCTTGTGTCGCTGTCAAAGTGAAACTGATAGGTTGCGCTACCATCCTCATGTTCTTCTACGGTTTCTACACCAAGCATACCACTCATCATTCTGCATACATCCTTAGTGCTTCCCATGATACAGGGAATAGTGACATCATTTGGTCTTCTACTAACTCTGCTACCTCGCGTGACTCTGCCTGTGTGTCAGGCTTACAGCGTAGGTGACACATATCAGCAAACGCATCTAGCGATCCAGACCAATACCACTCAGTCATCATTGACTGTGGCAATACCATACGTGCTTGCTCTGGACAGACACCTTCATCTAGTAGCTGACGATATAAGTTAAGTGTCTTTGTGTTATGATAGATCAGATTAGCATTACTCTGCACAGTACCTTCACTACCCTGCTTCTTATCTGCACTACGCCCACGCCATTCGTCAGGTGAGTAGAACGCAGGTTCTTCATCTACATAGCGGCGACTGATCTCATTCCAACGTAGGAACTTATGCTTGACTAGCTGTCGTGCTACAAAGACTGGAGCGCGTACATGAAAAGAAGCAAAGCAATGCCCAAAAGGAGAAGTATGCCGATGCCTTGCAAGGTAACGAATAAGTCGGCTATCTTTCTCATCATCAAAGCTCTCCTGTGATTTACCGAATGACACACGGGCTGCGTTGACTACAGATAAGTCGCTGCCCATGTGGTCTATGTATGTTACATCAATCATCTATACTTTCTCCTTTGGTTCTCGTTTTGAGAAACCCATTCCAAGTTTTCAATACTGTAGTCCAGTTTATCACCATTTATATGATCAACTACTATGTTAAAGTTTTGATCTGCGTTATGAATGAAACACCAAGCAAACAGTTTGTGTGCGCCCATAGTTACTTTAGGTCTACCTGCATTGGTGTTAACTAGAGTAACATCTACAGAAGGATAATGACCCCTGCTAGTATGTATAGTTATCTCTTTACCTGTGTAAGTATTAACCAAGTAAGGAAATATGGGATCAGGGTATTTATCTCTAAGCGGATGATATGCACCAGTTTTATAAGCTATAAGCTTACCCTCTGGTGCTAACAACACCAAGTCCATAGCACGTTTGATGTCTGTTTTCTGTTGCGTGTCTGGTATAATATCACATGATAAGTTAGATAAATCTACAAACTCTGTATCTATCTCTCTTCTTTCCACGTCGATAAAAAAGTCTAGCTGTGTCATACTAGCATGTCCTTTAGTTTTTCCATGTCTGTATCGACACGGTACTTGATGTCATCAAACAGAGACAGAGCTTTAGTTGGCACACCTGTCCACTGTTCGATCTCTCTCCGATACTGTATAGTCTTTTTAGCAGCATCAGGATCAAGAGCAATAATAACTTTATTATACTCTCGAATTTTTTCAAGGTGGTTTGTTGTTAGCTGAGTGCCAAGAATAGCCATGCTAGTTATATCAGGAAACTCTTGCCATGCAACAATAGCTGACACAACATCCTCAACAATTAGCAATTTACTACCTGAACCCATAGTGAAATAGTTAGCTTCACCACTATAGCGATACCACTTTGGAAATCTTTTCTTACCAACCGCACGTCCGATTGCATCAATGATGCGGCCCTTGTGCTTTATAGGGAACACAACACGTTCATCTTTTACATCATACAGCAGACCGCCTACGGCTAGGCCATAGCGTTTGGTGAAGCGGTGAAACTTATCATGAAATCCTGTAGGCTTTACCACATATACAGGTATCTCCATAGTCTCAGCTTCCTGTTGTCTAGTTTGCTTTACGGTTTTATTCATCAGGTTCATAATCTCTTCTGCGGTCATGTCTGTGTCATGAATGCCTGACACATGACAGTCCATCTTATAGCAATTCCATTTTAATGCCCCGCCACCTATCGTAGCTGTGTAAGTATTCTTGCCACCACAGAAGGGACAGTCGCCACGGTAATCACCATGTGTGGTTAGGTCAGAGGCAAACGCTCTTTGTTTCTGCCAACTAGTCATCGCTTTCTATTCCTCTTGCTGCTAGTGCGTTTGATGCACCAGTAAATGTATTCACTAGATAAGGCTTTACACTACTGGGGTTCTGGTGTCCAGAGAATTGCATAATGCCAACCAAATCCACCCCTGCTTCTACTGCTTCTGTGATAGCTGTGCGGCGTAAGTCCTGCGCATTTAGTTCACGCGGTAGGTTAGCTTCGTCTAGTACTTCGTTGATTGCAGGGGCTATTTCCTGTTCTTGGTAAGCTCGGATGAGGCCACGTTTGATGTTGTACTTGGGTGCAACGACATCCTGAAAACCAAACATCTCTTTCTGTTGGCGTAGCATGTTGCACAAATTCTGACTGATAGGCAGATGCACCTCTGCGTTCCGCTTAGATTGCGTCAGGTCTGTGCGGCATTGATCTAGGTCTACATAGTCCCACGTTAGCTTACGCATATCACCAACACGCTGACCCCACTCATACGCCATATGTACTAGCAGCCCGATACCGTGCCAACGTTCTTGGCTGTAGGCTGTGGACAAGAATGATTTAACCTGATCACGTGTCCATAGTTGTCTGCGTGGCTTGGTTTGGATCGTTTTAATGACGCGCACAGGATCATGCATAACCATGTCATGACGCAGGGCGTGTTTCCAAGCGACAGACAGGGATTGTTTCATGTAGTTGGCTGATCGAATGCCATACTGATCTACCCACATCTCATAAGCTCTGTTGAGCATCCCTGCTTTGATGTCTTGTAGGTTTGTATTGCCTAGAAGCTTGTACCCTACCTTGGTTTCAGATACCCGCATCAGGTGACGCTCATATTGGCTCTGAGTGCTACCCTTCAGGCGTTTGAATGGGTGGCTGTTCAGGTACTCTTCTATCAGTTTCTTCAGTTTCATTTAGTCCCTCTCTCATTCGCCCCACCCAATGTGTTACATCATCGAATGGGGTGTTGTTATCAATAGGCCACATACACATAGATCATATATCCAAAAGGCCACAGAATAAATGCTGACCACAGCCAACTTAAAATAGTGGATACCATACTTCACCTTTACGTTCTTGTGCTTTTAGTTCTTCTATTTCTTTATATAAGCGATCTGCTTTGTCCCACTTACCTTGCCATTCCATATCGTTAGCAAGTTTGGTGCGGTTTATGATCACTCTGCGCAGTGGTATTACTTTGCCGACTGGATTGCTTTGTGGTGTCTTGTTCATGCCTCTACCTTCACACGTACATTGGCTGTCAAGCCGTTCATCCTTTTATAACGTTCTACCAAACTTTCAGCTTCATCAAGTGTATGGGTAGCATGTGTGGCAACTAATGTACCACACTCTGCTTTGTTAA